AGAAATATATAAAAAAATGATTTTGACCATTTCAAAAAAATAATTATTAAAAATAATTGTACAATTTAAAAAATATATTTATTTTTTATTGTATATTTTATTGATAACCAATTATGAAACAGCTTAATTTTATAATTTAATTCTTTAATAAAAATATGTCAAAAAATCCTAGATTTGGGTGTATTAGTTATTAATATTTCAAAAATATTGTAAAAATATAAAGAAAATATTTATTGATTAATTATTTATTTATTAAAAAAAATATTCAATAAAATTACTAAAAATAAAAAACAAATTTTAAATTTTAATTGATATTTTTATAAAATAATATTTTAAATTATTCATTGATTTATTGTATAACGAATTATTTTAATATTGAATCTTAAAATTATTTAATTATTAACTATTGATTTAATATTTTAATAATTAAATATTATTACGTAATAATACTTAAATCCTTAAGTTTACAGAATTTGTCCTAAAGATTTTAATATTTATAATAAAATATAAGTAATTTATTATAATATAAATAAAATCATCATACTTTTATATATTATAAAAGCTAAGTGAAAAGAAATATACTGCAAATAAAATTAAAATTTCAATTAGTGCATGAAATGGAAAATTTGGAAATTTTTCTAACATTTTTTTACAATTAAATGCTTCATTTATAAAACCTAAATATATAATACCTATTATAATTAATAATATATTTAATCTTTTTTTCATTGTAGTTGATAATGAACTATAATAATAAATAAAAATAGAAAAGAAAAATAAAATTTGTGTAAATATATAATACAATAAAGAAAGATTAAAAAATGCATAAATATCAATAAATAAAATAATTACTAAAAAAAAAATTAATGATATTGATGGTGTTTTTTTAGTATATTTATAGAGTGCATAAAAGAATGAAAAATTTAAAAGATATGCTAAAACATGAACTAATGTTATTTGAATACCAGGTTTTATATGTATAAAATGAGAAAATGTATGTGATAAATCAAATAGTAATAAACTAAACAATAACATAAATCCATGTAATGTATGAGTCTTAAATAAAAAATATAATACAATTATTGTTGATATAAGATTTACTGTGACAGAATACGGTTGTGCAAAAAAATTATTAGTAGGTTTTTCACATGTATCAAATGGAAATGTATATTTATTTTTATCCATATGTATAATATCTATAATATTGATAAAAATATTTTTGAAATAATTATTAATAAATTAAGTTATCATATTTAAAGAACTTTATGAAATGTAGACTAGATCTTGCCTAATATAGACCTAAGATTTTATGAAAAATCTATGTTTAAATATTTTAACTTATTTTTCTAATACATTTTGTATAAAACCATTTATAATTCAGATTTAATTAAAAATTATTTTATTAATTAAATAAAATAATTTTTAAACATATAAATTCTTAACTATATAATATTAATTATTTAGAATATCCAAATACTTTAAATATATTTACCTTCTTTAATTTCAGCTGCGATTGGAGATAAATATTTTTGTGGTGCTTGAGCATTCATAACAACTGCTATTTGACGAACAATTTGTGAAAGTGCACCACGAATTCCAGCTAAATCAAAAACTGCAACCAATAGAGTTACAGCTAAACCAATCAATATTTGTAAAAATACAAATCCAAGATACAATTCCCAAGCACGAAGTTCAGTTACTTTTTTGTCAATAAAGAATGTCATTTATATATATTTAGAATAGAAAAAAAATTTGTATTATTTTAATTTAATTAAATATATAAATTAAAATCTATATTAAATTTTTTTTTTAAATATATCGGATATTTTTTTTTCTAATAATATTATTCTTTTTTCTAATTCATTTATTTTAGGATTTATTATATTATTACTCTTAATATTTAATATATCACAGTCTAAAGTTATTTCTTTAGATATGATATTAAAATTCTTAATATTATAATTTTCACCAAATTGAACATTATTTTCATTAACATTATTAGATCTATATGAAAATGCATTTTTACCAATACATGATCCAAATAAAGCAACACTTTCTGATTCAAAAGTTTTAGAATTATTTCCTAATGCTAAAGAATTATTATTAAAACATATTGAATCACCAATATTTAATGAATTTTCTTTAAGACACATCCCATTATTTCCTATAGATAATGATTTTGAAAATATTAAGTTAGAATTATTTTTTTCATTTATTTTTATTATATCTAAATTATCCCATATTAGATATGTGTAATCTAAATTTTTAACTGTTTTTAAACAATTTGAAATAATATTTTCTGATTCAATTTCATATATATTATTATTTTCTGAAACAATTATCTTTATTTTATTATCTATAAAATTAATTTTTTTAATGATTTGAGATGGATCTTTAATAATTTTAGTACTTGTTATTAAATTATTACAATAATATAAATTTATATTATTTTCTTTATCAAAATTTAGATTAAAATTATTTATATCAAATTTATTTTCAATTTCTCTTAATTTATTTTCTATATTATCATTATTTTTAATATTATATAAAATATAATTTTTAAATATTGTATCGATATAAGTATAAATTTCATTAGATTTATTATTAATTTTATCAATAATATTATTATTAATATTATTATTATTATTTATATAATCTTTTAATAATTTATCTAAAGATAATATATATTCTTTCATATCATTATTTGCTTTTATTAATTTTTTTTCAAATAAGTTATTTGTATTAATAATATATTCTTTTATTGTAGATTCGATATAAATATTTATTTCATCTATTTTTTTCTTAATAAAATCATTTATTATTATATTATCATTAATGATATCTTTTATTTTATTTTCTAAATAAATTTTATTGTTTAAAATATCAGAATATACATCTTTTAATTTAATATCAATTGTATTATTTATATTTGATATATATTCTTTAATTACTAAATCAGTATTTAGATATATTTCATTTGTTTTATTTTTAATTAAATTATTTATTTCAATATTTATATCATTATATTTATTTATATTATTTTCTAATATATTATTTTTTATTTCGGAATATGATTTTTTGATAATATCTATTTTTTTATTTATATCATCATCATTTTGTTGGATATATAATAAAATATTTTTATTTTGATTATTTAATAAAATATCAATTTCCTTGTTTATTTTATCGTAATATTCATTTTTTAAAATTATTTTTAATTTATTTTCAATAAATATATTATTTATTTCAATATTTTTATTAAATTTAATATCAAAATCTTTATGGATATATTCAGAATTTTTAAAAAAATTATCTAATATATCCATAACATTTTTTTCAACTTCTATAAATATAGATTTTATTTTTAAATCTTTTTCTTTGCTTTCTTTATTTTCATCAATAATTAATATATCTTTTAAATAAATTTTTTTATTAGTTTGTGATATTAATAAAGCTTTTTTATTGATTTCTTTTATTATTTCATCCTTATTTTCAATATTTAATAGATTATAAATTTTTTCTTCAATAATTTTTTCTAGATATTGTATTAATATTTCTAATATTTTATCTTTTTTAGTTTCATTAATATTATCATCATTAACTAAAAAAATTTGTTGAAGTTTATTAATAAATTTTTTAATATCTGATATAATTTCTTTTTGTAGATCATTATTAATATATTTAAATAACAAAGTACATTTGTTAATTAAATATAAATAAGTAAATTCATGTGATTTAAATATATCCATTTATAATATATTAATTATAAAAAATAAAAAATAAAAAAATAGCAAATAAATTTTATTTGACATATATATAATGTCAAATGGTAGAACTATATGGGGTCCAAAATTATGGGGATTGATACATTCTTTTAGTGTAAATAATAATTTAAAAATATCAGATAATCAAAAACATAATTATTATATTTTTTATACATCATTAATGTATATAATACCATGCATAATATGTAAAGAACATTATGGTGAAATTATCTATAGTTTAAATATATTAGAAGAATCTGAAATTACTAGAAATTATTTAAAAAAATGGGGTTTTAATACACATAATATAATAAATAAATTATTAAATAAAAAAATATTTTTATATAAAGATTTTATAGAAAAATGTAAAAATGTTAATAACCAAGATATATATTATATTATTTATAATGTATATAGAGAGTTTGATTATGAAAATATGTCATTATTTAAATATGATAAAATATTTAATTTTTTTATAAATTTTTGTTTATTATATCCAAATAAAGAAATTAAAAAAAAATTAAAAAAAATAATAAATAAAAAAAGTTTTATTGATATAAATACTCCGAATGAATTTAAAAGATGGTTCTATAAAAATATAAAATTATTAGAAAATATTCTTTTAGAACAAGATATGAATAATGAAAAATAAATTAGAAAAAATATTTTCAAAAACTGTCAGCGACTTAAGGTTTTAGTTTATAATATTTTACACTAATAAAAATAATAGACACATATTCTGTGTAAAAATTTAATTATAATCCGTTGTTGAATGGATATGAGGGTATTTTTAATATCAATTGGTTTATTCTTTCTAATTAGATTATTAATAATATAGTAAATTATTACTAGTATTTAATAATTGACATTTATAAAATATATTAAATTATCTAATGTATAATCATATATATAATTTTCAAGAGTTCTATCTTTTTTAATATATTTAATAGTTGGATATTTTATAATATTTTCATAATTACATATATAATCATTTCCATCATTAATATTTAATGCATTTACTGCACCAAAATTAAATATATTAATATTATATATAGACAATTCCATTATTAAATTAGATATTTTTTTACTATGTTCACATATTGGAGAATAAAATATTATAAATCCATTTGAATTATTAAAAATATTTTTTTTTAAATATAATTTATTATTAATATATTCGAAATCTTTTAATTTTAATTCTACGACTCCTTTATCTATTCCATAAATATCATCAAATAAAGATATATGATTTTTATTATTATTATATGACATTATATAATATATATTATATAATATATATTATATATGATAAACAAAAATATTTTATTTTTAATAACATCTATTTTTTTAGGTTTTATTATTTCTATTTATTATTCTAAAAATAAATTTAATTTTTTTATGTATTTTATATTAGTAAGTATAATTTTTTATTTAATTTTTTATAATTTAGCTGATATAAAAGAAATTCCAAAAGAAAAATTTAGTAATATTACTAATTCAGTTATTACTAATAGTGAAATTATAAATATTGATGGAGGAAATATTGATAAAAATATAATTAGAGATTATTTAGAAGATTATATAGAAGAAGAAAATATTTTTAATTTATATAAAAATAATTCTATATATAATAAAATAATTAAAAATAATATAAATTTAGAAGAAGAAGGAGGAACAGGATCAGTGTCAGGGTCAGGGTCAGGGTCAGGGTCAGGATCAGGATCAGGATCAGGATCAGGGTCAGGATCAGGATCAGGGTCAGGATCAGAATCAGAATCAGAAACAAATGAAGAAGAAAATAATTCTATTCAACCCCAGTCAATAAATGGCGAAACTCAAAATAATTATATATCAGAAGAAGAAATAGATATAAATAAAAATTTAATAAAATATGAAAATCCAGATTTAAATAAAATATTATTATCAAACCCACTCCCATTAAATATTAATATAAGTTATAATGCACAAAATAGTGTGAATGAAATAAATAACGAACGTGATAAAAATAATGGAAATAGTAATGAAAAGAATAACTTAAATAAAAATAATTTAAATAAAAATTTAGGAGGAAATTATGGAGATTCAAGAATAAATTTAAATAGTGATTGGATATATGGAGAAAATGCATGGACAAATTATCCTGATTATTATATTCCAGAAAAAAATAAATTAATTGGATTAAATAATTTAAAAAATAGAGAAATAAAAACACCATGTCCATTAATGATTAATACTCCATGGTCTGAATATTTATCAGGTGATTCAATTCCAGAACCATATAATTTTTAAACCTTTTAAGACAGTGTCAGTAACTTAATATTTGATAATTTTTATAAAAAATATTAAACTAAAAAAGATTTTGAATATTTCAAAAAAATAATTATAGACATATCTAAGATTTTTGAACAGTTATTTCTACACATTTGCACAATTAAAACGGCGATTTTAATAAATTATAATAAATTATAATAATTTATAAAAATATTTATATAGTTACTATATTATATGTATTTATATTTAATATTTATTTTATTTATTTTATTAAGCTTTTATTTTTTTTATAAAAAAAATAAAAGTCTTGAAAGTTTTGATACAATAAATCCGATATATAATAATGATATATATTTAGAAGATTTTAAATTTAATAGAGTTCCATTAAATATTAATATAAGTTATAATTCACAAAATAGTATAAATAAATTAAATAATGATAGTGATAAATATGATTTAAATAAAAATGGTAAAAAAATAGGAGTAAATTTAAATAATAACTTGGTAAATGAAGATGATAAAATAACAAATTATTCAAATTACCAATTTCCTAAATCAAATGATTGGATAAATGAAGAAATACAAAATCTTGATAATTCAGTAATTTTTAAGGAAACTTCTGAAAGTATTGATAGTTTTGACAAATGTAATAATGAATGTTCATATATATGTAAACCTTTATCATCAAATAATAATATAAATAAATATTTTACATGTTATAACAATAAATGTAAAAATACAATAGATTCATGTAAAAAATATTGTGAATATAGTCCAGAAAATGAATTATATTGTTAAAAATATTATTTTATATAAAGAATTTATAAATATTGTTAAAGACCTAATATAGCAAAATTTTAATCTTTTTAAATATTTTAATTTATTTTTTATTCTTTATTTTATACAGTAATTATAAAATAAAAATCTACTAAAATATGACAACTTTTGAAATTGAATAATTAAGTTATCAATATTTTATACTATAGTCTCTTAATTATAAAAATAATAATTTTTAAATAATAAATTTATTATTATTTATAAATAATAATTTTTTTTTTAAATTTTTTTCTGTTATAACCATATATGTATCTATTAATAATATGTTTAATTATTTTATCGATTTTATATCTCTTATATAGAAATAATCAATATAATAAAATACTTGAAAGTTTTGATAATACACAAAGTTCTTTAAGTACAATGTATGAAAGTGAAAATTATTATGAGAGTTTTTTATCTAAATTTATAGGACTATTTACTAAATTTAATTCTATAATTGGTCCTATTGATAGTAATACTTATTTGCCTGGTGATCTTGTAAATCCTAATACCTCATTAAATAAATGGGATGGTGTTTGGAAAACTTCTACAACAAATGGGATATATTCTAATATATTTCAAATTAATAATAGATTAATAATATCATTAAGTTTATATCATAATACATATCAAAATAGTGAAATAATAGATAATTTATCTACAAGTGGTGAGTGTTCACCAAACTATTTTATTGGGATAGGAACATTAAATGATAATCAAACTAGTTTTTTAATTAATAAATCCGATGTTAAATGTGATAATTTCTTCTATACAGATGCAGAACGTGTAGTAAGTTTAAGTGGACAAATGTTATTTAATGATAATGTTAGAACTATTAATATGACAATGACTTTAAAAAATATTCAATATAGTACTACTTATAGTGTTGATATTATTTTTAATTTTGATAGAATATATACAAAATATGATAATTATAAAGCTTCTGTATCATTACCATATATACCAGAAAGTGAATTTTATTTAGAAGAAGTTATATGTCAAACTCCTGGTGAATCTCCTTGTCAATATACTGACTATGGTTTAGCAAATACAGTATATAGTGAAGATTTAGATGGAAATGATTATAATGCATGTGGTGCAATCATATCTGATATAAATATAGTAAATAAATGTGATCCAAATAATACATCATGTGTATTTTCATCTCCATCTCCAAGTGATGTTAGTAATGGTTCTATTCCAATAGGTACATGCCCGAACATTGTTAGAAATATATCTGATTATATGAATTTTACTCCACTTAATATTTTAACTAAAAATGTTGATAATTCAATGTATATTTGTAATTATTTACAATACCTTAATTCATGTAATTCATGTATTTTATGTTATGTAACTAATATTGGTAATGCATATACATTAAATTATCAATTTTTTGGAACATTGCCTGGTGAAAATTCTTTAACAGTTCAAGCAGATATGATGGATCAGATGCTTAATAATCCAAACGCTCAAGTTAATACTATCAGTTTATTATCATATTATAGAAATATTTTAAATACTAAAACGAATCTTCCAGAAATTCCAAAAGGAGTTTCATTTATAAATTATCCGCAATCATATTCTATGGCCGATGCAACTAACTTATGTAATACTTATATAAAACAATATTATGGTCCGATTGGAAATAATGCATATAGTCCTGCATTATGGACAGTAAATGCAGGCAATAAAATTGATGTAAATAATTTATGTACTTTTAATTTGAGTACATCTTCAAATTATAATCTTCCAGTTAAATATGTTAATTGTAATAAAAATGGAACAGTTAGTTTATCTTTATTTAAAGGTGGTGATGAACAAGAATTAACTTTAGATAATTATTTAATAGTTAAATCTAAAAAAAATTTAGTAAGTAATAGAACTGATGCTGTTGCAATAACTGCTAATATTAAAACATCAAATGGTTTATATTTAGTTCCGTCAATGGATGTAAGTGGATTTTCTAATAATTCTAATTTATTAACAACTAATATTTTTCCATCTAAAAATGGAAAATGGTTAATATTAGGTCTTACAGTAAATAATATGAATAATTTAAAAAATATTTTGCAAAATTTAAGTTTTGACTATATTTAAAATATTAATTTTATATTAAAATATGTTAATTTAAAAGATTAAACATATATATAAATATAAAATGTTAGTAGAAAAAGAAAATAATTATTTTGAAAATTATGAATTAAGTAAAAAATTAGATTTTTATGATAAATTTGAAGATCCAAATTTAGAATTAAAAGATAATATACTAAAAGGTATTTATAGTTATGGATTTGAAAAACCTTCACAAATTCAAAGAGTTGCGATAAAACCAATTATCGATGGAAATGATATTGTAATTCAATCACATTCTGGAACTGGTAAAACAGCTACATTTATTATTGGATTATTACAAAGAATTGATGAAGATATAAATAAACCTCAGTGTATAATTATATCTAATACAAGAGAACTTGCAAATCAAACATATTCAGTATTTTTAAATTTATCAAAATATACAAATATAAAAGCTAATTTATGTATTGGTGGTGATATGCAATTTAAATACAATTCAAATAGTATAAATGAACATGTAATTATTGGAACACCTGGTAGATTAAGTGATTTAATTTATAAAGATCTAATTAGTACAGATAATATTAAAATTATTATTATTGATGAAGCAGATGATGTTCTATCAACATCTTTTAGAAAACAAGTTAAAAAAGTTTTTGTTAGAATTCCAAAAGAAGCACAAGTAATTTTAATAAGTGCAACAATTCCAACAGAAATGTCTGAATTATTTGAACATTTATTTAAACCTGATTATTTATCTATTTTAGTAAAAGACGATGAATTAACATTAGATGGAATTGTACAGTATTATATTAATATTGATGAACAATATAAATTGGATGCATTAATAGATTTATATAAATTTATTTCAATTGGTCAAGCAATAGTATATTGTAATAAAAAAAATAAAGCAGAAGAATTAAAAAATGCATTATATGAACAAAAATTTTCAGTATCATTATTACATGGAGATTTAATGCAAAAAGAAAGAGAAGATATAATGAAAGAATTTAGAGTTGGTGGAACAAGAATTTTAATTACTACTGATATTTTATCAAGAGGAATTGATATTCAACAAGTATCACTTGTTATTAATTATGATATGCCTAAATATCCACAAACATATATACATAGAATTGGTAGAAGTGGTCGTTATGGAAGAAAAGGATCTGCTATTAATTTTGTAAATTCAAGGGAAAATAATATTTTAAATCATATTCAAAAATTATATAATACTGAAATAATTCCTTTACCATCAAATGTTTCTGATTTATTATAAAATAACTTAAACTTTTTTTATCATGTTACTATATAAATGAGTGAAAAGAAAGTATTAGTATTATGTCAAGCAAATGAACCAATTGTCAGAGAAAAATTAATGAAAATTTCAAAGGAAGTACTACAAGATGTTAATATTAAATTAGAATTTATGTCAAATCCAATGGAAAATCCATCTAAATATAATGATAAAAACCAACCATATTCGGTTAATTATACTATGTATTTTAATGAAAAAGATAAAATTTCAGAATTTATTCAGAATCATCTAAATTATTATTCTTTAATTATAATGAATACTTGTCCTTTTCCATATTCACCTAATTTAAAATCTGAAAAAATATTAAATAACTTTAAATTAATATTAAAAAAAAAAGGTTTTTTAATTATTTCTATTTTAAGACATTCAAATTTTAATTATAATAAAAAAAAAATAAGTATAATATTAAAAAATAAAATAATTAATGCTATTTTTAATAAATATTTTAAGGAAATACCTATAGAAAATAATGATATAATATTATTGTTTAAAAATAATAATTTAAATGATTTAAATGATTTAAATAATTTAAATAATTTAAATGATTTAAAAAATCTAATAGAAAGAAAAAAAATATTTAGGAGTATAATAAATAAAATAATTAAAAAAGAAAGTAAAAAAGAAAGTAAAAAAAGTATAGAAAACCCTCTATTAATAAAATGTACTAAAAGATCTAAATTTAAAGAAAGTTCATAGAAATAATTATTATAATAAATTTTAATTGCATAATTAAAAGACAATTTTTTTATTGATTAATTATAAATTCTTAGATATTATTAACATGGTATAAAATAAAAAATATATTATATTAATAATAAATTAAATTATATTTATTTAAATTATTTTTAATCTAAATAAATATTAATGTATATTTTTTTATTATTAATATTAATATTATTAATAATTTTTTATTTTTTGAATATTAATATTAAAAAAAATCTAGAATTTTTTAACGATATCATTTTTTTAAATAATTATGAATTACATGATATATTAATAAATGATAGTGATAATTATTATAAATCTTTTTATGATAAAGATTTATATTCTAGAAAAATAAAATCTATAGATGAATACAAAAAATTAATATTATATTCTGTATATAATTTTACAGATAAACAAAAAAATAAAATTATAAAATGTATTAAAGAAGCAAATATTTTTTTTGAAAAAATAAATTTAGATTTTTTATGTTCAAAAAAAATAAGTGAAATTAAATGGAAATTAGGTTGTATAAAAGGTAAATTATATGAAAATGGTTTACCTCATACAAGAAATGATATTATTATTATATCATATAATAATATAGATAATTATTCAGAAAAGAAATTAATTAAAACACTTATACATGAAAAAATACATGTATATCAAAAAAAATATATTAATGATATTAATATATATTTAATAAAAAATAATTTTATTAAATTTAAAAAGAGAGATAAAAATGATAATATAAGAGCAAATCCAGATTTAGATGACTGGATTTATATGGATAATGATAAAAATATATATAGTGCATCATATAATAGTAATCCAAAATCGATAGAAGATATAATTTACTATCCTATAAATAATCAATCATTTGAACATCCATTTGAGAAAATGGCAATTGAAATTGAAAATATGTATAGAGATAATATATAATTCATATTGAATAAGTTAAAAATATTACTTTATAAAACCAAATTTTTACACCGAATCTTTGTTTATTATTTTTATAATTGACATTTTATATATCAAATAGTATAAATTATTTTTTTTAAAATTTCTTTAAGTTAAATCTATAATTTTTTAATAAATTAGCTATCAAAAAATCCTAGATTTGACTGTACTTAATTATGAAATACCTTAATAAGTATACTAATCTTAATAAAATTTATTAAACTGAAGCATATAAACTATCACCTGCATAATAACCAATATTATCATTATTAAGCAATTCTGAAGTTTCATTATTTTTTATATTTAAATTATTATTTTGTTTTAAACAATGAGATTTTTGATTTTCTGATTCAACTAATTTTATATTATGTGATTTTTGAGAATTTTTATTACATATTTCATTTAAATCATCTTTTTTAATATAATTTTTATTTAAATCATCTATCTTAATATAATTTTTATTTAGATCATCTTTTTTAATATAATTTTTATTTAAATCGTCTATCTTAATATAATTTTTATTTAATTCATCTTTTTTAATATATTTTGTCAAATCTGGATGTTCTGATATATTATATTCACTAATTTGTTTACATTTTTTTTCAGGAGGACATATAGGACAAATGGGACATATAGGGCATATAGGACAAGAAGGACATGCAGGAATTTCACTTTTTAAAATATAGTCTGTAATGTTTATTTTTTCACAAGGTTCTATTTCACTTTTTAAAATATAATCACTCAAGTCAGGATTAGCGTTCATCATATTTTTTGTAATAAAATCATTAATATCAGGATATGATGGAACACTACTTTTTAAAACATATTTATCAATATCTCTATTTAATGTTATGTCACAATTATAACATATCTGTGTATTATTTGTTGGTGCTTCTTCACATTTTTCATTATTTATTGTAGGACATGATGGTTTAGGACTTTTATCACATTCATCTTTATGTATTTTTTTATTATCAGGTAATCCCCAATTATATAACCCAGATGCACCTTCTGTTTGCTCAGTAGTAGATGATGTACTTGGAGAAAAATTTTCAGTTATATAATCTAATTCTAATACTTTTTTTTCATTTAATTTTAATGATGTATAATCACTCATATATAATCCTATAATTATAATGAGAACAAATATTAATAATATCCAAATTATAATATCACCCATAATATATTATATTATTATATTTTTTTTTGAGATTTCTTTTTTATTACATTGTTAAATTACATCCCCAGCATGGAATATTATCTTTTTTAATATATTTATTAAAATCTGGATGATCTTCTATTTTAAATTGACTAGGAGAACAATAATCTTTTGGATCTTCAAAATATTTTCTAAGTTCTATACATTTTTTATCATTTTTATTATCAGGATTCCAACAAGAACAATTATCATCAAGATTATAATTTATTTGACAATAATTAGAAACTGCTTTTTTACAATTTTTATTTAAATTCAAATCAGAATATTTTTTTACATTCCAATTTACATTACCGCATGAAGTTGTATAACATGGATTTAATTCATTTATTATATAAGGACATGTTTCTATATATTTTTTGTCAGAACCATTAATTAATTCTTTTGGTATAGGACAATCTGGAAAGTTTATATTATACATATTTTTTGCTTTATTAATATCTATACCATATGATTTTTCACCACTATAATTTAATTTTTTTGAATATAAACTATTTGGTTTAATATATACCATATATTTATCATTTTTTTTATATACAATTGGACAATCAATATCATTATTTTTTTCTATTTTACAATACATTTCATTTTCTGGTTCATATTTACAAAAATTTTTACAAGAATCTATTGTATTTTTACACTTATTTGTACAAGATAAAAAATTATTAAGATTATCAGACATTAAATGTAAACATTTATCCAAGCATTCATTATTACATTTTTTAAAACTATTTTTAATAATCGTATCTTGGTTACTATTATAATTAGCAAATGAATCATTATCAATTATATTATTCTTATTAAATTTATTATTATTAGGATTAAATAAATAATTATTAGATTCTTCTAAATTAATTAAATTATCATTGTTCATATAATATTCATATAAATTTGGTTTATTATAATTTTTATTACTATTTGTTATAAAATATTCACGTATTTTATCTAATTCGTTAATACCGATTAATCTATTATAAAATAAAATACCATAAAAATTTAAATTTAAATTTTTATTCCTATTAATAATAATATCATTATTATTAAAATATATTTTTCTAATATCAGTCTTTAAATAATTTATACCATCATGTATTATATTTATAATACCATTGTCATATGATAATGTTAATAAACTCTTATTATATAGAATAATTTCTTTATTTGATTTATATTCATTTTTATCACATATTAAATATAAATAATTATCTCTAAATTCAATTTCAAATGAATATCTATCATTACCAGGTAAACTTATTAAATATTTTTTTTTATTAGGATCTAAACTAGATCCTATATTAGATCCTATATTAGATCCTATATTAGATTCTTTAGATCCTATATTAGATTCTTTAGATCCTATATTAGATTCTTTAGATCCTATATTAGATTCTTTAGATCCTATATTAGATTCTATATTAGATTCTTTAGATTCTATAGATTCTATATTAGATTCTATATTAGATTCTATATTAGATTCTATATTAGATTCTATATTAGATTCTATATTAGATTCTATATTAGATTCTATATAAGTTATACTTTTATTTAGCATAAATAATATTGTAAATTTATCATTTTGTAATTTATCTGATTGGAAAGAAGTTAATTTTATATTATTAATATTTATAGAACCTTTTATATAATCTATAATTGGAATATTTGACATCATTATATTATTATTATTACCACTTAGATCTCTCCATATATTATCAGTACTTTCATAATTATAAGAATCATAATAAGTTATTAATTCATCATTATATAAAAAATTTTCTGCATCTATTAGAACTTTATACAAAGAAATATCTGTAAAATAATATGTATTATATTGTAAATTTATATCATAATTTAAATAAATATTTAATTTATCAAGCGTATTATTACCTGAAATAAAATTATATTTTAATAAATACCATTTATTATTATCAGATGTTATCATTGTTTTAATAATATTATAATTTAATCTAGGGATATAATTACTGTAATCATCATTTTGTATTTTAATTTTAACTAATTTTTCGAAATCTAAATTTTCAATATTATCATCAACAGATAACCAAAATAATAAAATATATTTATTATTTTTAATATTTTTTACACTAAAATTATAATAGGTTAATTCAGTTGTTTTTTTTTGCTCTAATACATATGGTGATAAACCAGGATTTTTTAACATAATAATTTTATTATAACCATCATCACTTATATAATTTTTTATATTTTTACCATTTTCAAAATTACCATTTATTATTAAATTATTATTTGATTTATCTAATTTTATATCATTTTTAAATGTTTCTCTTATTATTTTTTTTTCGATATTTTTTTCAATATCATTATTAAAAATATAATTAATTAAATATAAAAATATTAATATTATAAAAAAAATAAAAAATATAATTAAATACTTAATTATCATATCTAATTATATATAAGATATATTTTTAATATTTTATATTAGTAATTATTAGTAATTATTAATAATTTATAATAATTTTTCTATATCACTAAATGGTATAGTTGTTGTTGTATTTAACCCATTTATATCTGTTGTACTAGTTGTAACATCATATATATTAATAAATGTTAATTGATATGTAAATGTATTTGTTTGATTAACACTTGATAAATCGTCATATAAAATAGTTGATTGAAACATACTTTCTGAACTATTCTGTAGTTGTAATACACTTTGCGGTTGTTGAGTATTATTATTTAAATAATTATATGATGGGACAATAGATTGCAATTTATAAAAATATAATATAGTAGATTTAGGTGTAAAAAAACTAGTAAGATTATTTGCTAATTTATCAGAATTAAATTCGCATATATTAATATTTTGAGGTATTTGATTATTATAAATGACATTAATATCTATATTAGGACTTATTTTTGTAATTATTTCATTTTTTGAAGATGGGCTATAAAAAACACGTTGAATACAAAATTTTATAGAACTATTATATTTTTGTTTTAATGTATCAAATACTGTAGAATTTGTTACACCAAAATTTGCACTTATAAAATTACTTGGAAAAATATAATTATTAATTATTTTTTTATATGCTGTTAAATCATATTTTTCTGGTGGTTCATTTATATAAATATTTTTTGTTGATATAATAATATATAATTCACTTTTTATTTTATTATTATCTACTTTAAATGATATATATTTAGTAATTAAATTATTCCCATTAAAAACTGAAATAACTGAATTAAATATATCTTTATTAGAAATTTCAGATTTTAATTTTATATCTTTATTATCTGTAAAATTATTATAAAATACAATATGTACTGTAATATTACTCAATGTTCCATTAAAATTTTTCATAGTAGCTGTTAAATTATTATTATTAAAAAATGTTATAATATAAACATTATTATTAAATAACAAATTACCATAATTATTTAATAATGGTGTTTCATTTAATGTAATTGATATTAAATTTGTTGCATTTAAATTTTTATCGATTGTTGTTAGATCAGATGTCCAAGAACCAACAACTAATGATTTCATATATGAAGGATTATTTTGAATACTTATAATTAATTTTTCTTTACTGCTTATAAATTTTTCAATATTTAAATTTAATTTATGATTATTTTTATTATTAATAATAGAAAAAATTATGAGAATTGAAAATATAATAATTAATAATGGATATATTAGTTTTATAGACATATATATTAAATAAATATTTTTATTATTTTTTTATCTAATAAAGAAAATATTTATATATAAATATTTTTTTATATAGTCATCAAATTTTAGAATTCTGCAATTTTTTAGATAATATCTATGTGTGTGTAAAATTGATTATAATCAGGTGTTAACTGAATATAACCAATTTTAAGAATTTATTACTATTCAAAATATTACAGGTCTTTTACCTTTTTTTCATATATTTTTTATTAATTTTTCACACTTATGACTAATAGATTAACAACTTTAAATAAATTTTAATTTTTTTATAAATTCATTTATATTTATTATCAATGAAAACTTTAATTTAGTAGGAATTTATTTTAATACCTAAAAAAGTTTTTCTTTTTACATCCAAATCTAAGATTTTTGGAAACTTTTTATTAAAGAATTAAATTATAAAATATTTTATAATTTAATACACTCTATATTTTTATAATAACTATCCAAAAATCTTAGATTTGGATGTATTAACAAAATCATAAAGTTTACAAATATTAATAAATAATTTATTTAAATTTATAATATTTTATCCACATTTATCATATTGATACATACTATTTGTAAAATTACCACATACTTGATTTATTTTAGGACATTCTGGTGTTTTTTCATTAGGATTCATATCATTTATATTCGGTAGAACAACTGATGGTCGATGATTATCTTTAAAAACTAATCTTGTACTAGTCATATATTGACCTGGAAATGTTATTTGTTCTTGAGGATTTTTACATAATGGATTAAATCGATTCCATCCAGTCCCACGAAGATTTGTAGAAGGATTACTTAAACGTGTATCTTCTGTAGGGAAAAAATAATTTGAAAAATTTACTAAATTATTGTCACCTGGTCTATTCCAAGTATTTCTTAAAGGATTTTTAGAATCTTGACAGCTTTCCAATACTCCTGTTCCACATTTTTCACCTTGATTACTACATGCATTATTTTCACATTTAGGAATATATTTATTATCAGGACATCTTGATGCAATTCTATTTAAATTAAATAAGTCTGATTCAACATCAACCGGGCCTGTATAAAATCTCCAATCAACATTACTATTTATAGAAACACCTGTTTTTTGGTTAATAACCATTGGATTATCATTTAGAGTATTTTTACACATAATAGGAGTATTATATAAATAATTACCTGGTCCAATTGTTTCTTTATTATATTTTTTCATTTCACAATTATCATATTTTAATCTATTAAAACTCATTTTATTTAATTATAATAATATAAAAGATTTTAATTAAATAAAAAAAATAATTAATTAAATAATTTATAAAAAAAATATTTCTATATATTAATAATATAATGAGTTCAAATAGATTAAGTTATGATGCATGTTCTTATGAAAATAATTTAAAATTATCAACAAGTCCATTAGATTATATGATGTATACTGGTAAATTTGAAAATTGTGCAAAATGTAGAATTGAATTTGGTACAGTTGGTGGAAATGGAGTATCATTATTTAGTGGAAATTTAGTTGATTTAGAGAGTGATTTAAGAGGTCAAAATAGATTATTAAGCAAATGTCAAAGTACAATGTATACTCCAAGTTGTAAAAATTGTAATAATAATAATAATGGAATGCCATGTAGTTCAAAAGAGTGTAAACAAAAATTACTCCATCAACCTTCGTGTCAAATGCAATATTATCCAAAAGTTCCTCAAATTAAATTAAATCCACCAACTGGATGTAATTATAAAGGAATAAATAAATAAATATATTTAAGTTATTTCTTATTATAAAGATTATTAGCACTAGGTATTATTTAGGGTTAATACTAAATAAATTAATTTAGATTATTTAATCAATAAATTATTGATTAAATAAATATTTTTTTGTTAATTCGTGAATAATAACTAGTCTTAAAGATTATATATTTTTATATATAAAAAACTCTCATGAATTTAATATCAATTGGAATATAATTATTAAATATATATTTTTTATCATATAATACAATTATTTTTTCTTTTTTAACAACTTCTTTCATTTTAAACTGAGAATGTTTTAAAGATGAAACTATTATATGAGCACTTTCAGATAAATTTGGTATTTAAAAAATACCATCTGGAAATAAAATTATCAAATTTTGGTAATGTAATACTAGGAGTTTTAATATATCTACTAATTAATCCTCTTATTTTGTTTATTCTTTTTTTGTCATCTAATATTATATTATCTTCAATAATAGTTCCTAATGTTTCAATTATTTCTTTAATTTCTTTAACATTTGTTTCTTGATTATTTTTGTTAATAATTTGTTGATTTAATGATAAAATAATTTCTAAAATTTTATCAATATCATCTTTTAAATAATATTTATAAAAATGACCTTCAACAATTTGTTCTATTAAATTATTTTGTGAATTATTTATTAATAGAAATCTTATTCTACCATATTTTATTTAAATAATTTTAAATCTAATTAGTTTTTTTATAAAAAAATATATATCAATAAATTTATCTTTTATATTTTTAAATTAATATATTTTTATATTACTATATAAATTTTTTTTCTAATTTATTTATGTAATAAATATATATTATAATGGGTATATTATCTATTTTAAATATTTTAAATATTTTTAATGATAATAAATTATATGAATCTTTTAGGATTACATTTATAATATTATTATTTACTTTATTAATAACAATAATTAATATATTTATTATTAAAGAAAAAAAAGCAAAAATTATTTTAATATCTGAGATATTAGTGTTAATTATTGCATTATTTTTTTATGGAATATTTATTAAAATTATAAAAAAATATAAAAATAATAATGAAAAAATAGAAGATAATATAATGAATGATATTATAAGATATAGATATATAGATTGGTTATTTACAACACCATTATTACTTTTATCATTAATATTATTTTTAAATTATTTAAATAATAATAGATTTGAATACAAAAAATATTTAATTATAATTTTTCTAAATTTTATTATGTTATTTTCGGGATATATTGGTGAAATTAATTATATAAATAAATATATAAGTTTAATAATTGGATTTATATTTTATTTTATATTAATTTTATATATTTGGTATAATTATGTAAAAAATGTATCATATGAAAAATATGTATTTTTTATATTTTTTATTATATGGGCATTATACGGAGTTGCTTTTTTATTTGATAATACAAAAAAAAATATATTTTATAATAGCTTAGATACAATATCTAAAGGATTTTTTGGGATATTTATTAATATATTTTATGGTGGATATATTTATTAATATTATTATTTTAATGATAATTTTATAATTATGTTCATCTATTTTTGTTTTTATATATTATATAAATAGATGAATAATTTAACAGATAATTTTTGGATAAATGATTATAAAATTTTATTTTATAAAGAAAGATTAACTGATTTTTTTCCAACAATTGAAATGACATTAATAGAAAAACTTAATTCTATTTTTCGATTATCTATATATTTAAGCATATTATTATATTTATTTACAGGTAATTATTTATATTTATATATAATGATTATAATCGGATCATTTACTTGTTTTATATATTATAATCAAAAAGATAACTTAGAATTATATTTTAATTCAGAAAATAATAGTCCAAATAATTTAATTGAAAAAAATTTAGAAAATGAAAAAATTGAAATAAATGAAATTAAACCAACTGTTGAAAATCCTTTTATGAATATTAATTTAATAACCGATAATAAAGAAAAAGATAATGCACCTCCTTCATGGAATAATGAAAATATTCAAAAAGATATAGAAGATAAATTTACATATAATCTTTATAGAGATGTTGGTGATTTATATGGTAAAAATAATAGTCAAAGAGAATATTATACAATGCCATCTACAACAATTCCAAATAATCAAACATCTTTTGCAAAATGGTGTTATTCAACAGGTCCAACATGTAAAGAAAAATCGATTTATTGTACTCCTGAAATGAGTCAAGTTCCATATATTGATACTTCAAATCCAAATTTATTAAATCCAACAAATTATTAAATAAAAATTAATTAAAATCATTTTATTTAATTTTTTTCTCTTTATAATTTAATGAGTACTAATTTAATTATAAATGAACAAACTAATTTAAAAAAAGAATATATAAATGATTTAGAAAATAATAGAATGTTTGACTATAATTTTACACCTAATATAAATGATATTAATAGTAGAAAATCATATATTAATTCTATTGAAATTAATGGTATATTACAAGATAGAAATTATGATAAAAATGGTGATAATATAGATGACTCAACATCATTAAGGTATGGAAATATTCAGAAAGACCAACCTAAAAAAGAATTAAGTACAAGGCTTTTCCCAGGTTCTCCTTATATGGCAAGTGGACAATCAGTATTAAAGAATACTGACTTGTCATCACGATTAATATTTGGCGAAGATACTAGAACAAGTAAATCTAATAATATAATTTCGTCATATTCTGCAAATAATTTTATTCCACTTGTTCCTTCATTAGAAGAAAATGTTCAAAATATTGATCATATTATACCAACTTTTTGGATAAGAGGTGGTATGAGTACAAGGAGTGTTGTAAGAAATATTGATTATTTGAAAGCATCTGGTTATAAAAGTTAAAAAAACCATTCTACTAAAATTTTTATATAAAATGAAATAATAGCAATAATAATTATTAATGACATTAAATATAATATTTTTCTTTTTTTACTCTCAACATTTAGATTCAATATTGTGGGTTTTATTAAATAAATTAATAATATAAATATTAAATATATAAAAAATACATATTTTAAATTCATCTATTAATTAATTAGATTTAATTCTGTGTTTTTTTTCACATATATATTTAATTTAAATGAAAATATTAATATTAGTAATATTAATTATTTTTATATTTTATATTATAAATAATTATTTTTTAAAAAAAGAAGAACATTATTTAACATATTTTTTACCATTTTACGATGATTCAAAAACTGATTTAGAAAATTTTTATAAATACAATGAAAATAATAATAATTCTTTTAAAAAAAAATTTAATTATAATGTTTTAAAATTTGGAACAACAAAAACAGATAAATATTTTATAGATAAATTAATTAATTATTTTATATCAACAAGTTATTTAATAAATTCTGAAACAATTTTATATAAAGATTATATTAAAAATTTATCAGATTTAATAAATAATAAAATAAATTTTTCAACAACAACTTATTCAACTATTAGTTATTATGAAAATCATTTAAAACAAAATATAAATAATATACGTTTAATTACAACACTATATAAATTATATATTTATATTTTTACTAAAAAAAAATATAATGTTTTTCAAATAAATGATATAAAACCAGGCTTTATAATAGGAATTGTTGACGGAAATTCTTTTACATATTATTATAATATTTTTTTTAGAGATTTGGGATTTACTGAAAATATTGATTATATAATTAAAAAATATGATACATTAAATGATTTATTTAAAGGTTTTATAAATTCAGAATGTAAAATAATAATTATTAATGATATTTTTCCAAATAATAATATAGAGAATTTTTTAGATAATCTAAATGATAAAGATATAATATTACTTCCTTTTAATATACCAGATGAAGATTTATTTCTAAAAAAACAAAGAATTATAAATATAGACTATATTGATTTGAATTTATTAAGTACTTCATATTTACCTAAAAAATTTAATGATAATGAATATACTAAAAATAAACCAATATTAAAAATATGTTATTTAGATAAAATATTAATTTCTAATATATCTACAAATCCATCTTATATATATGAATTTATAAAATTTTATTATGAAAATTATAAATCAATTAATAATAATTTAATAGAATCTGGTTATAAGCTACAAAATATTACAATTAATAACTATTATACAAGTTATATTGATTATCATATGGGTGTTTTAAATTTTTTTAGAGATAAAGGTTATATTACTAATAATGAAAATCCTAATTGTAAATATTTAGTAGGAACAACAGAATGTACTGATAAAAGTTTATTAGATAATAATTTAATAAATAAATTTAATGAATAATATTATTGATTTTGTTAAATAATTTATTTATCATTAATATTATATTAACAATAACATTATAAAAAATATTGTAAACTTAAGATTATTAATAAATAATACTTGATAAAATATTTTATTGTTACATAATATCACTTAAATCCTTAAGTTTACATCATTGATTTATACATTATTCAAATTATTGTATTTAATAATATTATACAACAAAATCATCACATATTATTTCAGAATCTTTTTTTTGTTTACAAAATCGAGTATTAAAATAATTTTGTCTTTCAACTGTATCATTTTTAAATGCAAAATCTGGGGATTTTAAAAAAGGATATTTTGTTTTATCATATTGTTCCTGACAACAATTATCTAAATTTGAACTTATATTATATTTATTTGAATCACAATTATAACATAAAGGTAATTTGTTTTCTAGTTGCTTATAATATCTATATCCAATTCTTTCCATATTTATTGGTAATTCACAATATCCATCTTCCATACATTTACCAAAATTATTTTCATAATTTTTATTCACTTGAAAAAATGGACAATCAGAATCTTCTTTACATGGTGTATCATATATACCTACTTTTTTATCCTTTCCATAAGATCCATAATTTGTTTCACAATTTTCACGTGAAACAGCAGGTAATATATATTGTCCGTCAATATTACCATCATAATTTAAGTTAAAACATGCATGATGATTTTTTAATTTATATGCTTCTTTATATTTTTCAGAAATTGCTAAAATTGCACTTGGATATTTATTTATAACAACACTGTTATCAAAATTTGTATTAATAATATTTTCTTTTAATTTATTTTTATTATAAGATTCTGGTAATAACATAGAACCATTACTATTTCTACCAATATATTTTACATTTGTAATTAATGGTATTCCGTCTTTAATATAACCGATATAAGAAAAAGTATTAATATATAATTCTGTTTCTCTATATAAAACTATTTGTATTATATATAATGGTCTATTAATATCACTATTAAAATAATTTATATTTAAAATTTTATATTTAAATATATCAAATTTCATTAATCCAAATAATATTAATTGACTATTTGTCAATAGATTTTTTTGTTTCTCATCACATCTCTTTTTAAATTCTAAATTTAATATATTAATATCTTCAATTGGTGATATTATTTCATTATAATCAAAATATATTTTAATGGAAGGATTATATTCTTCCCATCTGTTAATCCATGTTTTTTTATTATTTTCTATATAGCTAAATTCCAATTCATATTTAAATTTTAATTTTTCTTTACTAACTGGATCAACTAATAATTCTTCAGATATTGAAAATATATCTTCATTATTATCATTTATCATATTTGCTAATTTATTATAATCAATAAATCCAGCTTTATAATTATTATCTCCAAATTCTTTCTCTTTAGGTAATTTTAATTGAGAAGGTTCAATAACTAATGGTTCGTCGTCTACCATTGTACTATTATATTCTAAAGGACATTTTTTCCAATATTGATCATATGAAGCTGTAGAAATATTTGATTGAGGTTTGTAATCTAATAATACGCGTTTATCATTTTTGTCATCTTGTTTATCAAGAGAAGATATTTTACAAAATTTTTCAATATTATTAAATAATTTATTAATAATATAAAATAAAATATATATAATAATAATAATAGTTATTCTAAATAAATAATTCATTTAATATATATTTATATTTTTATATAAATATATATATATAATGAATAAAAAAATAGAATCATATTTTAAAAAAATGCCTCAAAAAAATAATGAAGTAGTGATAAATAGAGATAATATTAGAGATATTTTTGGCGAAGGTATAGAAGAAATAGATTTATCTAGGTATGTTATACATAAAATTACATCAAATTGTTTTAGTAATTTTTATAAGTTAAAATTTATTAATTTACAAAATAGAAACTTAAAAATTATCGAACCATTTTCATTTATAAATTGTCCAAAATTAGAAAAAATAGTTATAACGAAAAGCGTAATATTAAAATTATATGAAAATACCTTTTTTAACTTACCAAAGCTAAGTTTATTATTTTTAGATAATAATAAAATTTTGCGTAGTATTAAAAATGGTTTTATAACTAAATGTGAAAATTTAAAAAGTATAATTATTTATGATTGTGGAATTTTAAAATTAGATAGTGGTATTTTTTCAAACTATAATTATCTAAAACGGATATCAATATGTCATTGCAATATATCAAGATTGGAAAAAGATACTTTTTTTAATTTACCAAGTTTAGAATATTTAGATTTAGATAGTAATAAAAATTTGAGTAGTATTGAATCTGGATTTATAAATGATTGTAATAAATTATCAACTATAAGTATAAAAAGAAATAAAATATCAGAACTTAAAAAAAATACTTTTTACAAATTAAAAGAACTAAGAACTTTAAATTTAGATGATAGTATAGAATTACAAAGTATTTTACCTAAATTTATAAATAAATGTGATAATCTTTATGAAATACGTCTAGATAGATGTAGAATGTTATTAGGATTATATAGTAATACTTTTTTAAACTATAATAATTTAAAAGTAATATACATACGTGATTCAGGAATATTAAAGTTATATAAAGATACTTTTTCTAATTTACCAAGTTTAGAATATTTAGATTTAGAAAATAATAAAAATTTGCGTATTATTGAATCTGGATTTATAAATAATTGTGATGAATTAAAAACGTTAAATATGTCTAATAATAAAAGTTTAAGTAATATTAATAAAAATATTATTTATAATTGTGGTAATTTAGAACATATAAATTTAAGTAATTGTAATATACAAATATTACATATAGATAATTTTGTAGACTTGAATAGATTAAATTTAAATATTGAAAATAATAGTTTATTAATGTATTATTTATCATCTGATAGAATAAATATAAAAGATAATAATAATCTTTTATATAATGAAAATAATGATATATTTGATATTATAAGAGATATTGGAAAAGGTAATATAATTTATCCAAATATGTCAAATATATATTCATTATATTTAGATGATGAACCAACTATGAAAAATACATTTCATAAAAAAAATGAGCTTAATAATTTTTTAAATATATCACATTATCGTTATTGTATTAAAATTTTTAGACTTGATAAAAATAAAAATAATAATTTTGAATCTTTTATGAATAAATTAACAAAAATTAATAATAGTATAATTAAAGAAAATATTTTTATAATTCTTTTTATAGTAATATTATTTTTATGTAATATTAATATATATTATGATAAAAATAGTTTAGAAGATAATATTTTGTATTTAATAAATATTGTATGTGATACATTAAGTATGAAATATGTTGAAAATAGTTTAAATCTTTCAGAAAATATACCTAATGAAGTTGGAGAATATGTAGATACTAATAAATATATTCTCCAACATAAGAAAATAATAATTAAAATAATAGGATATTTAATTGATATATATAAAGGTTCATCTAATTTTGAAAGTACCGTGACTAAATTTGATAGTATTATGGAATATTTGTATATAAATAATATGAAAAATAAGAGAAAATTAAAAAAAATAAATATAAGAAGAACAATAATAGATAAAAAAATGGAGTTATCATATATTATAAAAGAAATAAATGAATCTTTAGAACTTCCAAAATTAAAAGAAAGTGAAATAGGATTATTATTATATTATTTACAAAAATTAATTAATTTAAAAAAAATGAAAAGAATAAATAATCCAAAAGAAATACAAGAATTATCAGAACATAGAAATATCCAAAAAAAAAAATTAATGAGAGAATTAGTTAAAACAAATGGTGAAGAAAGTATAAATAATACAATTATAAATTATTATGATAAGGTTTCTGATATGTATATCATGAAATTATTATCAAATAATATTAAACATAAAATTAATAAATAAATTCTTTAAAAAAATCCTTGATTTGGACAATCTTCTGGAGCTTTATTTATCCATTTCCATTTTAAAGAATCTGTAAGATTTGGATAAAGTGTATTTTCATCATGACTATTAAAAGAAATTTCTATACCGTCATCTCTCTTTATATCATCGTCAATATCATCATCATACTTTTTATTCATTTCTGCTAATAAAACATAATAATCTTTTCCTCCAAATTCACCATAACCTTCATATTCATTTTCTTTCCATATTCTTCCAGTATTATCCCACATGTAGTAAGTACCTGGACGAATTTCTTTACATAAATCATATATAAGTATTGATCTATTAGAATTTTGTGTAATAAAACTAAAATAACCCATTTTTATTTTTTTCGAACAAGATAAAAATAAATTTTTATAATTTTTAAATCAATTTTTTTAAAGAATAAAAGGTATTAAGGCTTTGCGATGTTTTGGCATATTTTCAAAATTTTTTTCATACCATTTATGTGTATGAATTGCTCTAACTCCGATACAACCAACTGCTCCAAGTGCAAATAATAATCCCGGTAATGACCATGTTGCAACTGCCCATCCAAACCATTCAATTATTTCACCTAAATAATTTGGTGAAGATACATAATTATATAGTCCTCCAGTTGGGAGAAAATATTTTTTATTTTCATTTTTTTCAAAATACATATTATTATTAAACATTTCACTAAAATTAAATTTACTATCAGAATAGAAATTAAAAGGTGGTTTTTCAACATCATTTTCATTAAGATTATTATCCTTATCATCTTTACTTTTTTTACATTGCTGTAATTTACAATCTGACCACACATTTATAATAAATCCAATAAAGAATAATATTACTCCAATAATAAATGCGGGTGATTTAATCCAGTCAATTATATATTTTGGATTAGATGAGACATTTTTTGCATTTAAATAACTAAACATTGTTAAATAAAAAAATCCAAATATAACTAGAATTAATGGAAATTTTTTATATTTTTGTTTCATTATTGCAAATGGGTATATAATTGCTCTATTAATATAATGAAACGTCCATAATCCTAAAAATATTAATGGAACATATTTAAATTTATTTGTTCCAAATAAAAAATAAAAAATTAAAAACATAAATAATCCAGTAGATTCCATAATGAACCATGCATTTTTTTCATCTAATTCTGGTCCCCATATATCTTTTATATAAAATCTTCCATATGGAGTAGGAATATGTGAAAAAAATAACATACTAATAGGAATAGTTATTATTGCAATTATTAAAATAATTTCATATGTTTTATTCGGTAAATACATTTATAATTAAAAAATATAAAAAAAAAAATATTTAACCTTATATTAAGAATATAAATAAAAATTTATATAAATTATCTATTTCATTTTTTATTATAATATTCTTTTGTTGTACTAGCTTTTATATAATTTATTTTTGTATTAGAATTATTTGATTTTTCAGGATTGGTATGGAACATATTTTTAACCATATTAAGAATTGTTTTATTTTTTTTTTTATTTAATTCTTTTTGATTTAATATTTTAAATGAATTACCACCTTTTATATTATTTATAGTAAATGGTAAATTTATTTTATTCATTATATTATTTATAAAGAAAAAAATAAATTAATTTAAATAAAAATATTATTATAATTCATAATGGATATAATTATTAAAATTACTATACTAATAATTATAATAATTATATTTTATATAATAAATATATATTTAAATATATTTCAAGAAAATTTTGAAACATATTCATATGGACCATTTAATTATGCAACTACAGGAGCAGATCCTTTAACTTTTTATAAATATCCTGTTTATAGAAATCCATATATGTATCCTTATAAGTATTATAGTAGTTATCCATATCCATATATGACTTATAATCCAGTGAATATCTAGAAATTAATCAACATTAAATCAATTAATTCTAAAATATCAAAAGATTCTTTATCTTTTAACATTCTATCTAATTCAAAAAGGAGCATATTTATTTTTTCAAAACTTAATTTTTTAAAATCATATATTTTCCAGTTAATTAAATATAAACTATTATCATAATCATTTACATAAATAACATAATTAATATAATACAATAAATCTTTATTAGAAAATGGTTTTAATTTAATATTTTTAAATCTCCTAATAATATTAGTATCTTTAAATGATACTGTATCTAAATCATCAGAATTAAATATAATTAAATTTGAATTTTCATTCAACTCTTTTAATCTAAATTCTTCATATTCATTGAAGATTCTTCCATTTTTAATTAAAAAATCTTCAACAAATATTAAACAATTTTTATTACTTACATATGGTAATTCTAACATAAAATCGTCAAAAGTATATTTCTTAAATTCAATATTATTAATATTACTAAAAAAATTACATAAATCTTCATTATATTGTAACTGAGAACCAGATAATATAATTGGATTTTTTAAATCTTGTTGAATTAAATTATTAAATACTAAAAATAGTTCATTTCTTTTAAAATAATCATTATATTTCATATATTGATTATTTTCATTATATGAAAAACTTTTAAAACTTTTAACTCCATGTGGAATAAAAGTTCTTAGTGAAAATGCTGATGATAAAAATAAAAATAGAAAGTGTATCATTTTGTTTTATTGAATATACTTAAATATATAATTTTATATAAATAAATATTCAATTTTTATATAACATATTATAGAGACATGACTAAAAATATTTTTATAAAAATTGAATATTTATTTGTATAAAATTATAAAACTTTAAAATAATAAACAAAATATTTGATAAATTTAAAATATTTATTAATAATGTCGACTGATATTGAGAATAATGAGAATAAAAAAATAATTAATGAAAATGATATACTATTAGAAAATAATGAAAACTTTTTATCAAAAAATAATATGGAAATATATCTTAAATGTCTATTACTTTTTTTGATTTTATATTCATTTATACCTCCAATATTTGTTGCTTTTTACTATGGATTTAGAAATATTGATAAATTAAATTCATTTACAATTTACTTGTATAATCTATGTATTGGTATTATATTATCTTTTTTTATATTAATATCAATTGTTTCAATAATTGTAACAAATAATGTTAAAAAATGTATGATATTTCTAAGTATTATATTTTATATAATATTATCATTATTTAATTTAATATCGACTATTATATTACTTAATAATTATACTATTTAAATAGATTTTATAAAATGCCATCCTAATTTATCACATATTTTTTTCCATATCATATCTGTTTGATGCAATTTTTCACGATCTTTTAATAAAGGAAAATATTTTTTATAATCATCTAAACCTAATAACTCTACAAATTTATGTAATACATATGAATAATTTAAAAAATTCTTTCTTGATTTTGGACATACTTCCATAAATGGACCTTGTATTTCTTTAAACATTAAACGTAATTTTTCTTCTAATTCTTTACTTAATGATGGAGGTTGAATACCATTTATTTGATATAATATATGAGCAGCATGATCATAATATTTATTTAATTTATTTTTTTTTAAATATTGTCTTATTTTTTTGGTGTCTAATTTATCCAATTTTGTTATTCTTTCTTTTTTAATTTCTTGAAGAATCTTATCATATACCTCTTCAGGTATTTCTGTTGATTCTTTTGCTTGGAATTGTGCTAACCCAATAGCTCTTTAGATCTCTCTAAAGTTTGGACTATACCTTAAGTCATCATTGAAATTGATAATTTCTCAGACCCACAACCTTCTAGTCTCTGAACCTTCTCCATATACTTATCATTAACGCACTTAGGAGCTTGGCTGCGGATTATCCAATACTTTTTGTTATTACTATGTCCTAGGTCATTACCCCGGATATTTATTATATTTTCATATAATAAAGTAGTAGAAAAGTCTCTAAGAATTTCCCCGCAATTTGGATGTGTCGCCTTTTTTTATTATCAGTTAAGATATTAAAAACAGACTAGCAGTACTGTTTATCTAATCATTACTTAGCAGACTACTTTTATGAGCAGAATTTAAATATATTTTTATTATTGATACTATTTTAATTTTTTTATTATTTTATATGCAAATTAGTTAAAGTGTGATATTACCATTTTTAAGATCAGATAAATATTCGATACCAGCTATATATGTTTCATCCATAGTTCTCATTCCTTTTTGTGTTTTAAAACGAAATTCTTTTTTATATTTACCACCTTTATGTTTATCAGATGGAAATCCATTAATACAAAATCCAACTACTTCATTATTTCTCCTAAAAATATTAAAATATTTCGGAAGATAATATTTTTCATAAAAAGATTCAGAAACATCATTAATATCTATATCATCAATAGACATATTATTTAAATCTACATTATGTTCATTAATATATTTTAATATTTCAATAAACTTTATAGATTTATCTAGATTAGAACGATTAGTATTACTATTAAAAATTCTTTTAGAATAAAAATTACCTTCATTATTAACAATTCCTTCAACATAATATCCAGCAATTTTATTATCTTCAATTATCGGATAAATATATTCAGGTAATTTTTGAGTAATTTTATTTTCTTTAGATTCCTTAATACTTTGTTTTATTTCTTCTTCTTTTATAATCTTAATATCTTCCTCAATATATTTATATTTTTCTAATTCATTCTGAAGAAATTCTTTTGCTAGAATTAATGTATCTTCTTTTGATCTATTTTTAGTTATTGAAAATAGTTTTTTATTTGTATATTTTTTTGTATTAATACCTATTGGAATATCACCAACCATAAATGCTATAACATTATTATTTTCTCGAACTGCTTTAATATATTTTGGTAAATCATTATCTTCTTCATTTTTTCTCTTTATACCATTTCTTCTATTACCCATCTGACCTTTTGAAATATTTATTTTTTGTTCTTCTGAATGCATATGACCTGTATGAGCTTCTTTCATTTTTTGAATAGTTGTTTCATTATTTTTTGAACTATATCCACCATATTTAATATTATATCCATTTGGTTGTATGGAATCATACTCTTTTACAAATTTAATCTCATATTCATCCAATTCATCTTTATGACATTTCATTAATGTAGTAATATTAAAATTATCAGCACCATATTTTCTTATAGCATTATTTAATGCTACGCAATGATCTTTATCAGTTTTTAAAGCTTCTCGAATATGTGATTTCCAACGTCCAAATGTACCCCATTTATTATTATTTAAACCAGTATAACATAGAGCTTGTCCTATATAGCATTTATTATTGGTTCTATTTTTTATTAAATATATATTACCATTGTTTAAATCATCTTGTAAGTTATAATTATCGTACTTATTTTCTATATTTGTTTGCATATGATTTTTTATATTATATATTTTTTAGTTTAAAATAGTATCATTTTTAATTAATTTAATAATAAATATATTTAATTGATTTTATTAATAAATTAATAAAGTTACCAATTCGTTTATATGTAATTTGCAATCTATACTCATTATAATGATTTATGCGCTTGTACGAAAAATAACACACCTCCATAGGTGGGTCTTTAAAAGAAGGTTTATCACTTTCTATTAAAATATTTTGTTGAATTCCACATATTTCACAAATTTGTATTCCATCTGATGGATATATTGTCATTTCAATTTTACAATTTGGACATTTACAAATATTTTCATCAATCTTTATTTTTGAAATATAATTTTGATTAATTTTTTGTAAATATTCATCTAATATATATTTTTTTTTAAAGGTTGATTCTTCTTTTACAAAATCACTAATTTTTAAACTTGTATATACACCATCATTTTTATTATCTATTTCGACATCTAATATATTCATATCTTTATCTAAATCATTTTCTTCTTTTTCTCTTTTATTAAAAAAATTTATTACACTATTATTTTTATTTATTTCAGTATTTATTTCAGTATTTATTTCAATATTATCAGTAGAATTATAATCAATTAAATTTTTTTCAAAATTTTCTGAATTTTTTTTAGTATTTTTTGAATTTTCAATGTTTTCATAATATCCGTGTAATAATGTTCCTACATTTAAATAATAATTATTAATTTCTTTATTGCTTAATATTGTATTTATTTTATTTTTTATTTCACATATTTTATCTCTTAAATTATTTCTATAAATAATATATTCTATATCATTTTTTTTTGTTTCATCTCTATTATTATATTCTAATGTAATTTTATTTAATTCATCTTTTAATATTGGTATTTCATCGTGTTGTTTTTTAAAATGATTTATCATTTCCATATGTTTAGCATCAATTGTAATATTATCATTATTTAATGATGATTTAGATGATATTTTTTGAATGTTTTTCATACTAAATGACATATTTATATAAATATTATAAGATTAACTTTAAATAGTATATACGTATATTTTATATATAAAATTTATAGATAAAATTATATAAATGGAATTTAATTCAAATACAAGTATAAATGAAAATATTAATTATAAAGATATTCAAAAAATGATTTTTATTTTTAATGCACTAAATGATGGATGGCTTGTTAAAAAAATAGATAATAATAAATTTAAATTCATTAAAAATAATAAACATATTGACAAAGAAATTATATTAGAAGATTATGTTAAAAAATATATAAAATATAATATGTATAATTAAAAATGATTTTTTTAATATCTAATAAAAAATTTATAAAGAATAATTAAAAGAAATTATTCTTTACAAATGTGTGAATTTGTTGATGCATTTTTAGCAGAAGATACTGATAGTGATACTCTAGAATATCATGAAATTAGAACTTCTAAATTGAAAGAATTTAAATTTTTTCTTCAAAAAATGATAAAAGAATATGATGATATAGATAATTTCTTAGAAGATTATCCATGTAATCTTTCTGATAAGTTGGTTGATAAATTACTTTTTGAACAAAAGTATAAAGATTATGTTCTTTACAAAGAAATATATAAATGTTTTTATGTAGAGGAAACAGTCTATGATAATGAAGAATATCTGCTACTTAGAAGTTTACCTGAAAAGATATTTGAATATAAACAATATCTATTAAGAAAATATCAAGATGAGACCTTAGACATTATTTCTGATAAAGAAGATAGTGAATTCTGTTTCAGAAGAGCAGATCAATCATACTACGAACATCTTGAAGAAGTGAGAATTGAACATGAAGAACTATGTCAAGAACTTAATAATTTTGAAGCCCAAGAAAAAGAAATCATTAAGAATTTTCATGATAGAAAAATTTCAGAGAAAGATATGAAAGATTTATTAAATGAATTGAACATTGACTTCTTTGTAAGTTTAGAATCATGAACTTATTTATAAAATATAAGGAAATAAATTAGACATGTTCTACTAGTCAAAAATTATATTTTATTGATATTTTAACAATAAAAATATAATAATTTATGTTAATAAAATAATTTTATGTATACTAAAATTTGTATTATAACGATTGATAGATTATCAACATGTATCAAAATCATCTCTACATACTTTGTTCTACCGAAAGAGAATATTATCTATCTTTTTCTTTTGTGTTTTAAAGAAATAATCTCTTGATCTCTCTTAAAATCAGATAATTTTGCTTTATCTCTTGCAAATTTCTTGAGCTATTTTTCTATAACTGAAACCTTGATTATGATATAGAGATCTATTTCTCAATCGACTATCAACATGAAAGGCTAATGTTTCATATCCTCCATTAATCCTAAAAGAACGTAACACAAAAATTTCTAGAGACATGTTCATATAAATCTGAAGATTCTTCTTGATAGATATATAAACATAAGAAAATCCATATGAAACCTCTTCTAAAAAATATCTGTAATAATTACCGATAGATACTTCCATTCATTGATATATTTTATATATAAAAAGACTGTTATTTTTTTATAAAATTCTATAAAAAATAATGATTTATTAAGGATATTAATTTTTTATATATTAAACAATATATCTGAAACATGTAGTAAATGCTGATTAAAATTATAAATTAATAAAAATATATTTTATTCAAATTATGGTAAGAAATATATATTCTAAATCTCTATTATATAAGATTTTATTTATAAAATTATTTTATAAAATAATTTTATAGAAAATATAAGAAAATAAATCTATATAAAAAATATAAGAAAATAAATTTATAAAAATATTTTACATAATTTACAATACATTGTTTATTTTAAATATTATAAAAAATCAATATCATTAAAAAAATTAAAATTTATATTTAATTAATTAATTAAATTTTAATTTTATGCGTTTTGCCAAATTTTTTTTCTAAGCTATAAGTATATAAAAAATGACAGGCGGACTCATGCAACTCGTAGCTTATGGTGCTCAAGACGTTTATCTTACTGGAAATCCTCAAATTACTTTTTTTAAAGTAGTATATCGTAGACATACTAACTTTTCTATGGAAGCAATTGAACAAACATTTAATGGAACTGCAGATTTTGGAAAGAAAGTTACATGCACTGTATCACGTAATGGTGATTTGATTCATAGAATTTATTTACAAGTTACTCTTCCAAGAGTAGAAGCAACAGTATCATCTGCTTTCTTTAGATGGGTTAACTTTATTGGTCATTTCCTTATTAAAGGTGTTGAAGTCCAAATTGGTGGTCAAAGAATCGATAAACAATATGGTGATTGGTTGACTATTTGGAATGAACTTACTATTCCTCCTGGTTTGAAAGCAGGATATGATAATATGGTTGGTAACACTGTAGCTCTTACTGGTACTGGTCTTCAAAGAACTGAAGCAACTACATTATATGTTCCTTTTCAATTTTGGTTTTGCAGAAACCCAGGTCTTGCTCTTCCACTTATTGCTCTTCAATATCACGAAGTTAAAATTGAACTTGAATTCCGTCCTAAAGCAGAATGTTATGTATCTACTTCAGGTAGTCTAAACAGTTGTGGTATTTCAGTTAATGGAACTCTTGATGCATTCTGTGTCCCATCTATTGAATATGCTACTCTATTTATTGATTATATCTATCTTGACACTGATGAACGTAGAAGATTCGCACAAACATCTCATGAATATTTGATTGAACAATTACAATTCACAGGTGATGAATCTACTGTAAATACCAATGTTAAAGTTAAACTTAACTTGAATCATCCAGTTAAAGAATTGATATGGGTTGTTCAACGTGATGATGTTGTAAAACTTGGTTATAACCAATGGAACAACTATACTGATGATTTTGATGCTGATTCTGGATATAACAATATCAATAATGCTGGATTACCTGATCCATCCCAACTTGTTTTCACCAATGTAGAGGATTCAACTAATGTATTCCCATTTGTCGGTGCAAATGCTCTTGATTCAGAATATCTTCAATATTTACAACAAGCTGGTCTTCAAGTTGGTTCTAGTCCAAATGGTGGTATTACTCCATATTCAACAAATGCTCAATCACGTGCTATTAACCTTCCAGCAGGACCTGGGCCAAATGCTAATAACTTAGCACCAACTGATTTCGGAGCTATTACCACTGCTGGTGATTATTCTGATCATGCTGGTTTTGGACCAATTAATGCTGGAAGAAATCCAGTTGTTCGTGCCAAACTTCAATTGAATGGTCACGATCGTTTCCAAGAAAGACTTGGATCTTATTTTAACTTAGTACAACCATATCAACATCACACTAACATTCCTGTTACAGGTATTAATGTTTACTCATTTGCTCTTAAACCAGAAGAACATCAACCATCTGGTACTTGCAACATGAGTAGAATTGATAATGCAACACTTCAACTTCAACTTACTCCTAAAGCAGCTCTTGGATCAAAAATCAGGGTGTATGCTACCAATTATAATGTGCTAAGAATAATGTCAGGCATTAACGAGCTTATGCTACAAAGTATAATCTCAACCTGTGCCGAACAGTTGGCTGCCATATTAGTTATTTGCAATCTAATATGGGTAAACAGTGTAATGCAAATATGTTTACAACAAACATTATATAACCAGCTAGTCTCAATGTGACTATGTTACAATGAGGCAACATTTCTAAATTGCGGGGACTTCCTTATAGCTTTTTCTACTACTTTATTATATGAAAGTATAATAAATACCTGGGGTAATGACCTAAGGCATAGTAATAACGAAAAAGATTGGATTATCCGCAGCCAAGCTCCTAAGTGCGTTACAGCAAGCATATGGAGAAGGTTCAGAGACTACAATGGGATGGGCATGAGAAAGCTAGCAACTTTTGATGATTGCTTAAGGTATAGTCCAGACATCATATGAAAGTATGATTGAGCCACTGGGGCGGCTTAGCGTACAGTAACTAGATTTTTTTATTATGTTATATCAATAAAACATTGATTAAATATAATAATTACATTTTTAGATACTCTAATTATATATAAAATTATAAAAAAATGATTTTCAAATTATAATAATTCTTTATTTATTAAATAAAGCATTAAAATGGATAAAAGTATTGAAGAATTAATTGAAGAAAAACATATTATTATTAAAGATTTTGATGGTAAAATAATTAATAAAGTATGTAGATTTAAAGGAGAAGAAAAAAATAAATATTGGTTAGTTTTAAATATTGAAACAAATGAACAATATTATTTAATCGAATGTTGTGGTAATAAATTAACAAAAGTTGATGAAGAATCAATTGAAAAAATATTAGAATTAAATAAAACATTAACAATTTGTAATAATTATGTTGTAATGGAAATTGAAAAAAATAAAAAAATTTCTCTACATGCATTCCTTATGAATCATTATGGACATGGTTTATCAAAAGATTCTCTAACAGTTGATCATATAAATAGAGATAAACTAGATAATAGATTATGTAATTTAAGACTAGCAAATCAAAGTGAACAGAATCAAAATACTGGTAAAAGAGAGAGAAAACATAATGCTAGACCTCTTCCAGGTGGATTAAAACAATCTGATTTACCAAAATATATTACATATAATGTAGATTATGAAAAAGATTTAGATAGTGATGGTAATAGAATAATGAAACGAGATTTTTTTAGAGTTGAAAAACATCCAAAACAAAATGGAAAAACATGGGCTACAACAAAAAGTAAAAAAGTAACAGTTATTGAAAAATTAAATCAAGCAAAAGAATATCTCAAAAATATTGATTCAGAAGCTGTTGTATAATTTAATTATTAATGTTTTATTGGTAAATATTTTTTGTTTAATTATTTTTATTTAAAAATTAAAAAACAAATTTTAATTGATTATTTTATAAAATAATATTTTAATTTATTGAATGATTTATTGTATACTGAATTATACGACAATCATCAATGAATCCTATTTAAAATTAAAAAATATTGAATTAATATTTTTAAGATATTTGATTTAATATTTTTATAATTATGGATATTAAACAAGATAATATAGATAAATTATTAAAATATAAAAATAATCCTCCTAATCCATCATATATAGCAGGTTTTATAGATGGAGATGGAACAATTTTTATAAGAAAAATTAAAGATGGATATCAGTCAGGAATATCTCTTACACAAAGTAGAACAAATATATTACAAATACTACAATATCATTTTGGCGGAACTATGATAGAACCTAATATTATAAATATTGAAAATAAATTTAATGAAGATGGATATTATGATAAATATAATAAAAGAAATTCTTATTCATTATTTATTAGAAGTAATGAATATAAATATTTATTAAAATATATTTTTGATAAAATTATTTTGAAAAAGGATCAAATAAATTTATTAATAGATTTTGAAAAATTAGTCAATAAAGTAAATTGTGAAGAAAAAGAAGAATTATGTAATAAATGTTTAGAATTAAATAAAATAAAGAAAAATAATTATGAATATTCAAACTTAAATATTGAATATATTCAAGGTATTTTTGATGCTGAAGGACATATTTATGTTTCTTATAAAAAAATAAATAATCAAATTAAATTTTCAAATGGTGTTTATATGAAAATTACACAAAAAAATCATCCTGAAATAATAAAAGAAATACATAAATTTTTAGGTTTTGGTAAAATTAGTGAATATATTTATTATGTAGATACATTTGAAGATTGTTTGAAATTAGTTAAACTAATCAAAGATGGATTGATTGTTAAATATAATCAAATAATTGCATTTGAAGAATATTTAAATTCTCGTTTAGAAAAAAATGAAAATTATGATAAAGTCCATTTAAAAAGAGAAGAAATATATAAAATTATAAATATGGAAAAACATCAAATTGAAATATATGAAAAGATTCATTGTAAAGAATCTTTTAATCAATTAATTTCAAATGAATTAGAAAAAATGGATAATGAAAAAGAAAAGAAAAAACAAGAATTTTATAAAAATAAATCAGAATCTATGAAAGGAACTAATAATCCAAATTATGGACATTCTCTATCAACAGAACATGCTCTTAACATATCACTTTCAACAACAGTTTCAAAAAGAATGAATAATCCTAATTTAACAAATGATAAAATTCGTGAAATATACGATTTAAAAGATAAAATTATGCAAAAAGATGTTGCAGAAAAATATGGAATGAATCGTGAAATGATTAGACGTATTTGGAAACGCATTATTATACCAACAGATGATCCAGAATTTATAACAAATAAAACAGAAAAACACGCAAAAAAAGATTCTAATGAAGATTTAACATTTGAACAAAAAACATCAATTGGTAAACGATCACTAACATCAGAACAATATATGGATATAATTTTATGGAAAATTAAGAAAAATAATGGTGAATTATTAGATAATCAAAAAATTTTTTCAACTAACTTATCAAAATATTTATCGAAATTATGGGATATAAAAGTTACGAATGATATGATTAAAAATATTTGGTCAGGTAAAACAAAGATGTTTGAATTTGAATTTAATTCTGAAATAACTTATGAAATGTATTTAGATGTTATTTCAAAATAATTAAAAATTGAATTAAAATTAAAATATAGATATTTAATATTCATCTTAAAAAAATGAAGTTTATACTAGATATTGAGTATGGATATTCAAATTGTTATCCAAAAGAACAATCAAATGATTTAAATTGTTTCAAAATCAAATTTGAAACAATGGAAAAAGTATCTGAATATGTAAATAATTTATATGAGAAAACAAAAGAATACTGTGTTGAACCTCCATGTCTTAAAATAGAAAAAAATAATATTCTTGGTTTTGTAATGCATACATATGACTTTATTCAAACAGATAAACAATCAACAAAAGAAGATATTATTAAATTATTGAGAGATAAAGATGATTATGATAATATACCAAAAAAAGATATAGAAATGTATTCTATATCAATATGGTTAAAAGTTCTAAAATAAAGTCTATTATAAACTGGATTTAAGACAAAATAAAATTGATTTTTAAACAAAATATATATGATTTATGATTATAATAAAAAATAAATGTCAAAATTTTCATCATTAATTATAGATAATGGTTATCCTCCAAAATCTACATCTCATAATTATGGTTATTCTTTAATTCTACCTGGTTTAATAGATAGTGAAAATAATATCATTACACCACTAATATGTAAATGGCCAGCTGAATTAACTCATATATTAAGACCAATGTATAAAGAATATTATATAAATGGTGATCTAAGTTATAGTGAATTTACAAAAAAAAATACAGAATTAGAAAAATATGTTTCTGTAATGAATCCTTGTTGTGATATTAATAAAAATAATGGAAGCTCTATTGAATTTCTGTTATTATCTTTTGATGATATATCAAAAGCTTTTATTGGAAATGGTGAATTACATAATAAAATTATTGCTGTTTACTTATCAGCAACACGTTGTTTACACCATAGTTATCAATGGAGAGATGCCACTCTTTTTTTACCAGGTTCAGAAGCTATTCAAAAGGCAAATGAATTAGGATTAATGGTTGGTGTTGCATCGTTTGTATCAAATTTTTCTGGTCCTTGTTACAAGTTTAGTGTTATACAAAATCCAGAATTATGGAATAGTTGTTTAAGTTATAGATAATTTTATATATAAAAAATAAAGGTATATATATTATAATGAAAAAGACAGAAACAAACTTATTTAATCCGCAATATTATGGCTATTCACAATCAACTAATAAAGAAATAATAGGTGGTTCAGCTCCTTATAAATATAATTATTTATCACATGATAGTCAATTGTGTATAAATAGTAAATCTATGTATAATCAAACACATAGCAATATATTTTCGCCGGATACTATTATTAGAAGTCATCCAGCATCTAATATAATTCAAGGTTTAACATTAAATTATCATGAAAATATGATTAAACAAAATTGTTTTCCAAGTTTTCAACACAACCAAACAATACAATATGTAAGTAATTATGGAACAAATAATTATGGTTAAAATATATATTTACAGAAGGTAGTGAATTTAGATTAATGTAATATTCTGAATAATCTATTTTTATAAATTATTTAATATTATTTTTAAATCATCATTTAAAAAATAATATTAAATAATATTTCTTAATATTATTTATGAAACAAGATAATCAAAAAATAATAGAAGCAAAACAAAAAAGAAGAGAAGAAAAAAGAAAAAAAAGAAGAGGTGCAAAACCAGAAGAAGTAATATTTATATTTGAAAAAATATTGGAGGGATGGAAAACAATTAAAATATACAATACAATAATTCAAAATGATAAAGATTCAGGTGTTTCTAAAAAAAATGTAGAAAATATTTCAACAGGTAATTCAAAAGTATATGAAAAAGAATTAGATCCTATTAGATTTGAATATTATAATAAACTAAGAGAAAAAGTATATGAATATCATAAAAATTTAAATGAATAACATAATTAAAATACCAAAAATACTTAATAAATAATAGAATGATTGAATATATAATAGATATCTAATCCAACTTTGTGTACAACTACAATTTTCATTTACATTTTCTGAGAATTTATAAACATAATATACAAAAAAGCCCCATATTATAATATATAATAAAGTCATAATAAATCTTAAAGGATTATCAGATTTTCCACCACCACTTTTATTATTTAATAAATATAAACTAGATGAGCAAACTAAAATAAAAAAAATATTAAATACAATAATTATTGCTTCCATTATAATTAAATATTGGATATTAGAATGATTCAATTTATTTTCTTCATTGTAACAATTACATGAATTATTTTTTGTTAAATAATTTATAATAATGCTACACCAAATTATAACTACGATGAATATTACAATACCTAAATAAAGACGCATATTTATTTTTTTTAAGACATTGCTATCTAAATTTTTAATATTTTTAATATTATTTATAGAAAAATTAAAAATTTCTAGTTTATTTAAAATTGGTTTATTTAAATTGGGTTTATTTAAAGATTTTTCACTAAAATTTTCTAATTTATTTAAATTAGGTTTATTTGAATTGGGTTTATTTAAATTTTCTAATTTATTTGAATTAGATTTATTTTTGTTCGGCATTATTTATAATATAATATAATATTTTTTATAAAAATATTCCTTAAAATAATAATATAAATATATTTTATATTATGACAAATAAAAATACAAATATAATTAGAAATATAATAGTTATTATTATAATTGTAATAATAATTCAATTACTAGTAACTCATTTTTTAACGAATACAAAAGAGTTTTCATACAGAGCACTTATTAGAAATGAATCTTTTGCAATATCAATATATTTAGCAATAATATATAAAAATGGATTGTTTATATTGATACCATTTATATTAGAAATTTTATTAGAATATTTAAAATTAAAAGGTTTACATATGGAAAAATACATGTCAACAAAATATCAATATAATGATTATTGGCGTGAAATAAATAAAAAAAATCCAATATTTAGTAATTTTTCAGAAGGAAATTATGATAATATTATTGGTTTTGATACAAAAGATCATTCTGAAGAAAATATTAAAAAAATATTAGATTGGTGTAAATATACATATGATTATTCAATTAAATATAAAACACCATATTTAATTGATATCAATAATAAAAAACATGGACATGAATTAAAAAAAATAACAGATAATAGTAAATTTAAATTAATTTGTGAAACATGTAATGTAAAACCTGGTATGAAAATATTAGAAATTGGTTTTGGTGAAGGTGATTTTATGTTATATTTAAGAAATAATTATGATATAAATCCAATAGGAGTTTCTATATCATCTGAACAAGTAGAATTGGTAAAAAGTAGAGGTTTTAAAGCATATACTATGAATTCATGGAATATGACAAAAGAAGTATTAGGAACATATGATTTAATATTACAATGTGGTAATTTAGAATATATTAAATGTAGCGGTGAATCAGAAAATATTTATTCTAAATTTTGTGATATTATATATACATTATTAAATAATAATGGTAAATATTTTATCACTTGTATTCATTTTAATGAAGAATTTAAAATAAATACTTTTTATGATAATCTAAATTGTTATCTATTATGGAGTGGTAATGATGGAAGTTATCCATATGGAAAATATGGATTTTCAAAATATGCTAATAATTCTGGATTAAAAACTATACATCAAGAAGATAGAACAAATGATTATTTTATAACAACTGTTATATTTATGTCATTTTTTCAATGTATGCAACAAAAATGTCTAACTTCTATTTCAACATCAGGAGTATTAGATTCTATTATTAAAACAATTGCAGATCCATATTATATACATACATATCTTTGTTATAGTCCAACAAAAGATTTTTATTGGTTACCATGGCAATGGGAATTTATTCCTCAAAATATAAATGGTAAATGGATGACACCAGTTACTTTACAATATATTTTATTCCAAAAATAATGATATAATAAGAAAAAATATAGAAAATAGCATAAAAAATGATTGAATATACAATAAATATCTTATCCAATTATAAGTACAGCTACAATTAATATCTACTTTTTTAGCATAATTATAAACATAATATACAAAAATAGAATATAATATTGTATAAACTACTGTATAAATTATATTTAGTGTTTGATTTCTAAACATTCCACCTCCATTTTGTATATTTTTAATAGAATATAAACTATATGAACAATATAAAAATGCTATTACATTTATTATTATTAATAATGTTTCAATTGCAATCAAATATTTAATATTTATGTTTGGATTATTTTCTTCATTATAGCAAGTACATTTATCTACATTTCTTAAATAATTTAAAATTATACTAATAAATATTATATTTAATAAAAACATTGGTAATGCAACAAAATAATTAATTGATAAATGATCAATTAAATATTTTTTATCAAAAGTTTTTGTTTTAGATAATGTATTTTCAATCCACTTTTTAGGATCTATAAAATTTTCGGTATAAAAATTTAATTTTTTAATATTATCATTGCGATTATTAAAACTATTATCAATTTTTTTTTTTAAATTATTAAATATTTTATTATTTTTTACCATATATATTAAGTTAGATTTTTATAAAATATTTTTTTATAAAATTAATTTGTATAAGGAACTTCACTTCCAACTACTGTAAATCCTCCCCAATTATCATTTACAGGAAGTGCTTGGGATGTTCCAAATTGTCTGTACCACATATTGCTATAAGCTCTTTGTTGTTGTATAGATAAATTTGTATTTTTAAATAAATTTATAATTGGAAATAATTCAGGTTTTCTACGCATTAATGTATATAAATTTTGTTGATCTAATATTTTTTTTTGAAAATTATAATTATTTTTTATACAACCTTCATTTAATTTACATTGTATTGGGAAATATGCTTTTATATTTTGTCCAGTTTCATATGATTGGATGTTTGTAGAATAACAATATTTATTATATCTTTTACTATTTTGCTTAATATAATCTGTCATATATTATTTAATTATATTTTTATTAAAAGGTAAAAATACGCCAAAAAGATGATTTTTTATTTATTGTTTTTTTTGTATGGTTTGTACTTTGTTTTACACTGGTTGTATGTTGTATATTAATTTTTTTTGTTCTTTCATTATTTAAACCATTTATTATTGGTTGTAAAGCTCTGATATCATTTTCTAATTTTTTTATTCTATCTTCAATTACTTTTCTGCGATCATCATCAATTTTTTTATTTTTTACTTCTGTAACTCCATAAATACGTCCAGGATGATATTTAAGTCCACGTAAAAATACGCCATAAAGATGATTTTTTATTTATTGTTTTTTTTGTATGGTTTGTACTTTGTTTTACACTGGTTGTATGTTGTATATTAATTTTTTTTGTTCTTTCATTATTTAAACCATTTATTATTGGTTGTAAAGCTCTGATATCATTTTCTAATTTTTTTATTCTATCTTCAATTACTTTTCTGCGATCATCATCAATTTTTTTATTTTTTACTTCTGTAACTCCATAAATACGTCCAGGATGATATTTAAGTCCACGTAAAATTATTTCTTTTTGTTCATTTATCAATTTTTCTATTTCTTGAGTCATTTCTACTTCACTGTCCTTAATTATGTTTTTAGTACTATTTATTTTAGCTATTTCTAAATTATTTCGAGTCTTATTTAATTCATTTGCCGTATTTGCCAAATTTTTAGATAATTTTTCTTCTTTTTTTTTAATATTTTCTAAAGTTTCTTTTTTAGTTCCTTTATTTCCATTTTGGTTAGTCATATATAATATACTTATAAAATAATTTAAAATTAAAATTAAAATTAAAATTAAAATTAATTATTAATATTTTTTTCCGCACACCAAGCAGAAGGATCATCACCTTCAATAAAAGGTTGTTTCCAAAAATATGGTATAGTATGACTCATATTAGGATATAATTCTTCAAATACTTCTCTATAAAATAAAGATTCTTTATCATACGGCATATTATGACTATATTTTAATCGAAATTTTTCAAATTCATCATCTGTATAAGCTCTATCCATAAATTCCTTAATAATTTCATACCACGGTTTTTCAGAATTACTTACACCATCTGAAAATGCTGTTTTTACTCTCCATGCCAACTCACTCGGTAAAATATCCTCAAATGCTTTTCTAAATAAATACTTTTCCATTTTTTCCTTAGTAAATCTTTTATGTATTGGATTTATTTTCATACAATAATTTAAAAATTCTGTATCTGAAAACGGAACACGTGCTTCCAACCCTGCTCCTGCAATAGATTTATCAGAACGTAATACATCAAAATATTGTATATTTTCTAACATTTTAATATTTTCCTTATAAAATTCTGAATCGTCTTTTGCATAATAAAATCCTCTATAACTTCCAAATATTTCATCTGAAACATCTCCACAAAAAATAACAGTATCATCTGTATTTTGTTTTATATATAATGATACTAAGTAATTTCCTACAGAAGCTCTTACAGTTGTAGTATCATAACTTTCAATTTGTTTTATAGTTGGAATAATAGCATCTATAAATTCATTAGCTGATAATTCGACTGATACATGATTTGTTTTAAAATAATCTGCTGCAATTTTAGCATAATGCAAATCAACAGAATTTTTTAATCCGATTGAATAAGTATTTAATGAATATGGTTCATAATTCTTTGCAACTAATGCAGTAACAGTGGTACTATCTAAACCACCTGAAAGAAGACATGCCAATTTTCTATCAGACATTAATCTTTTATCAACAGCTTTTATAAATAAATCTTTAATATTACTAATAATTTCTTCTTCTGTTTCTTCAAAATTAATATTATCATTAAAATCAGAATATTTAATTATTTGTTTTGTTTCAGAACTCCAATAAGAACCTACTGGAAACTGTTCTACATCCTTAATAATAACCAATCCTTTTAATTCACTGCAAAAACATAATTCATTATAATTATCATCAAAACTCCAATATAATGATCGAACCCCAATTTGATCTCTAGCACTAAATAAAATATCTTTATTTGAATCATATAAAACAAATGCAAATTCACCATCCAATAATTTACACGTTTTATCAATTCCAAATTTCATATATAAATGAATAATTATTTCACAATCACTTTCTGATATATAATTTTCAAATTCAAACTCTTCTATTAATTTTTTATAATTAAAGATTTCACCATTACATATTAAATATATACCATTATTAATCATTGGTTGATCACTTTCTGGATTTAATCCATTAATGGCTAATCGATGGAATGTAAAAAAAATGTTATTAATTCTAAGGGATGATGTTGAATCTGGACCTCTGTGTAAAATTTTATTTGCCATATTTAAAAGTTGTTCATCTGAATAATTATTTCCAAGATATCCAAAAATACCACACATATTATAATATAATGTTGTTTTTTTAAGTTATTTTTAAAAATCATTTTTTATTGTTTTTATAATAAATTATTTAACTAGATTTTTTTTCAAAACATGGGTAATTATATTTTACTAATAATTCATAAAGACTTTTTACACTATTATTTTCAATATTATTAATTATATTTTCAACATTATTATCCATTTTATTTTTATAATTATTATTAAATAATAAAGATAATATAAAAAATATTAAAAAAATTGGTATAAAAATAAATATTACAAAAATAATTAATACATATATTGTATATTTTTTATCATTATATTTAAATTCAGTATATATAAATGTATAATATAGATATATAAATATAATAAATAAAAAAGGTATAATATTATAAAATTTATAATTAAAATTATTTTTAATAAAAGTAGTAAAATCATAATCTATTGATTCTATAAATTTATTTAATTCTGGAAATATTTGTAATTTTTTAAAAAAAACTTTTTTTGATAATAAAATAATAATAAATGGATAAAATATCATAAATAATATTATATAACTAAACCAACTATTATGTTTTATATCATAATTATCAAATTTTAAAAAAGATATTAAAAATGGTATTAAAAATGGAATTAAATAATTAATAGATAATGTTATAATAGCCATATAATTTATTTGTGTTGATATTATAGGGTTATTAGAAATTTTTGTTATACAATTTGAATTATTATATGGATTGTTATTTTTATTTATTTGTATCATATTAGAATAAAAAGATAATAATAGATTTCTCATTAATCCTTCTAATATTAGGATTAAAGTAATAATATATGTTACAATAATATAAATATATGAATATTCTGATAATCCTATAAAAGGATTATTTTGTAATAATTCTAATATTTTAAAAGGTGAGTTATAAGTTATACTTTTAAAAAAATGAATTATATCTTCATTTATTCTATTTGAAAAATTAAATTTTTGATATCTTATAGTAAAAATATAGATAAAAGACATTATAACTAAAATAAAATAAAATGGAATAAAATGAATTATAGATGAAATAATTATTGGATGAATTTTATTTTTATCTAATGAATAACTTATATTACCAATTCCTTGCATTAAAATATAAATATATATTAGAAAATAAATAAAAATATATATCTTTGATATTAGTATACATTAAATATTCCACATATAATTAAAATTATTACTGTTAAAAAATATAACGGAGACATTATTATTCCAGTAGATGAACCTGCTTTTAACATATCAACTAATTCTTCAGTTTCTCCCATCCTTGAAATTACATCTTTTGATGTTTTAGCAGTTTGAAATATATTACAAAAAGTTTCTATAAATACTATTTTAAATATAGTTTTAAATAATGACTTTCCTGGAATATACACAGATCCATCTATTTTAGAATATTCTATCATATTTTGGTCTATAATATTTATTTTGTTTATTATTTCTTCTTTTATTTCATCTTTAGATTTATTATCATCTATATTATCTAATGCATATTCATATAATCCTTCTGCAAATAGAACAAAACATGGATAAAGTTTTTTTTTCTTTAATATTAAAGATGTAAATGCATTATTTAATAACATATTTATTACATCGGCAATATCTATAAAATTACTTGGATTACAACATTGTATTTCACTATTTAAACATACTGGATTAATATCATTTAAAAATATTAATTCATCATGTTTCGAATCATTATTTTTTAAATTATCATTTTTTGGATCATTATTTTTTAAATTATCATGTTTTGGATCATTTTTCATATAACTTATTTCACCATTCATATTTGATTTTGGCATTTCAAAATTATTAATATGTTTTTTAACATCTTCAATTTTTCCTTTAATATCTATTTTTTGTTTTAAATCATTTAATTTTCCTTTAAAATCATATTTTTTAAAATCATCTAACTTATTAGTAACAGATTGTTTTAAAGGAAAATCCGATTTGTCAATAATATTATAATATTTTCCTCTTAAATCATCTAATTTACTACTCATATTATCATATTTTTCATCCATCTCTCCTATTTTCTCTTCTACTCTTTCTTTTATTTCATCGAACTTTTTACCCATATTTTTTTTTAAATTCTTTAATTTATCATTCATTTTATCCATAAACTTATTTTTATTAAAATCTTTGTGACAACCTACTTCACTTACAGCTGTTAATAATAACTCAAGACCTGGTATAATAAGTGATAAAAATGTATAATATGCACTTATTCCTATTCCAATTATTGGTATAATCATAATCGGATAATATTTAGATCTATTATATGTATTAAGTATTGATGATAATATTGGATTAAAAAGTGTATTTAATATATAATTTTTTTTAAATAAATTAATTATTTTTGGTATAATATAATTACCACATCTATACATTATATATATACCAAAATAAACTAATGTTAGGACCATTCCTGTAATATTTCCAACATTTATTGCTTTACACATACTTTTAGGGTCATCCATTAATTTATGTCCTGTCATTGTTATTGTTAATAACATTATTGGAAAACTAATAATAACAAAAATAATAATTATAAATATAAAGTATTTAAAAATTGAAATAATTAATTTTAATCTACTATATAAAGTTTTTCTTCCATATTTGCATAATAAAAAATTTAATATAGATTCAAATGTTTTTTCAATAATAATTTTTATCAAAGTTGCAGTCGAAGGAATAAATCCAATTGGAAGTATTAAAACAGGTAAAAATGCAATAAATAATACGATTAATACTAAAAATATATTTTTTTTAACAAAATCAAAAAAAGAATTTCCACCTCTTTTTTTTTTATTTAAATTTAATATACTATTTTTTTTTATATTATATTTTTCTAAACACATATTAACATCTAAATATTTACCATTATAATCTATAAAATAATTATCAGATATATTTAAATAATTATATAAATCATTCTTAATTTTATATTTTATTATAAATTTATTAATAATAGAATTTATAGATTCATAATTATCAGTATTTATTATTATATTTTTATTTTCATATTTTATATATATTTTCATATATTAATACTAATTGATAATAAAAAAATAAAAATATTTATGAATTTTATAAATATATAAACAAATTTATATATTTTATAAAATATATTTTTATAGAATAATCATATGAAACCAGAATTAACAAATATCTTAATTATTAAAAATATAATTAATAAAAGGAAAAATATAAAAAAAAATATTAATAATAAAAATAATATAATTTTTTTTAATTTTTTATTTATTTTATTAATTATATTTTTTATTTTATTTTTATTTTTTAGATATATTAATAAAAAAAAAAAAAAAAAAAAAAAAAATATTAATAATAAAAATAATATAATTTTTTTTAATTTTTTATTTATTTTATTAATTATATTTTTTATTTTATTTTTATTTTTTAGATATATTGATAAAAAAAAAAAAATAAATAATGAAAAAAATAATGATATTTAAATTTTTATATATTTTAATAATATAATGTATAAATTAAGAAAACTTAAAGGTGGTGAACCTATGGAATTATATACTCAAACAAGTGGAGATTGGAATAACTCAGAAAACAATAAAAGTTATGCAGTTAATTTAGATGTTGGTATTAACGAATATATATTTGGAAGAACTACGCCAGAAAATGGATTTATAGTTGCAAGTGGATTAACAAATGGACAACATGGAATAAAAATGGTTGGTGGTAAAAAAAATAAAGAATATAAAGTAATAAATAAAAACGTATATTTATATGAAAAGAAAGGAAATAAATATATAAAAACAAAAAATAAAGCAATATATAATAATACATATAATGGAAAAATGATATATGATAAATTAATTAATACGTATTATATAGATATTGGTGATAATAAATATTTACCAATAATTAAATATAATACTGGTGAAATATTAATTTCTAATAGTTAAATATAGTAATTAAAAATTTTAAAGATTATTTTAATAGATTTTTTTTCTAAGATGATTATAGATATGAATTTAATTAATGATGATTTAAATATTAAAGAAATGTATAATTTTCAAATACAAAATATTGATAGTGATGAATATCAATCATACATTAAATATTTAACAATATATCATCAAAAAGAATTTAAAAAAGAAAAATATTCTAAAAAATATTTAGATGAAAATTATATTTTAATTGATAAAAAAAATCCTAATAAAAAAATAATAATAAAACCTTCTGAATTTATAGATATTCATAGTTTTTATATCGATCTAAAAAAATATTCAGATGAAACACTTAAAAGAATAAGTGACTTAATAGAATCTAAAAATAATATAACAGATGAAAATAGAGAAGAATTTGATCATTTAAAAAAAAAATATATATCATTTCGAGAAAAAATAAAAGATATAGATTTTATAAATAATAAATTTTATGATGAAATTGATAAATTATTAACTATAAAAATAGATAAAACAAATGAATTAATGAAATATTTTCAAAAAAGAACTTTTGAATACTCTAAAATTGAAATAATGATATCAATACAACTAAAAAATAAATTAATTAATATATTTAAAGAAAATAATAAAAAAATACCAAATATAAAAGAAATAAATATTATTGGAAAAGATAATAATATTTCATCAAATGAAATTGAAAAATGGTTTAAATGGATAGAATCTTCTTATTTTTATTTATTAGTTAAAAAAGAAATTTTTGATCTTGAAAAAAATATAAATAATATTGAAAATAATTATAATTTAAATACAAAATATATGATAATTAAAAAACCTATTATTAAAGAATTATAAGAAAATATTAAATTTATTTAATAATATATTTAATTTATTTTGTATTATATGAATATATATGATTAATTTTACAAATTATATTAATGTTAATGCTTTTTTTATATCACTTTTTATTGGAATTTTTATAACATATATTTATTCACCTCCTAAAAAAATTATTATAAAATGGCCGACGCCTGAAAATGCTGGAAAAATAGTTTATAAAGATGATTCTGATTCTGATACTTGTTATAAATATAAAGCAAATGAAATTCCTTGTCCTGATGATAAATCACAGATTAAAGATACGATGATTTAACATTTATAACGAAATCTTATCTAATAAATAGTTTTATTAAAATTTTATATATTTATTAAATTTTATTACATTAAAATCTAGCATTTTTTTGTATTTATTAAAGAATTAAAAATATGAAAAAATATATAATTTAATATTTATTTAATATTTATTTTATAATAAATTAAAATTTATTATAAAATATTAAAACTTTTTATATGACTATAAAATATGGAAAATAATTTTTATTTAAATATGGAAAATAAAAATTATTTAAATATGGAAAATAATTTTTATTTAAATATGGAAAATAAAAATTATTTAAATATGGAAAATAAAAATTATTTAAATAATAATCGATATGATTATGATTTAAATAATAATAAAGTAAATACAACGATTGTTCAAAGTAAAAGACAAAATTTAAATACTAATATATCAAATAATAAATTAAATTTCTCTGATAAACGTATATTAGATTTTAGAAAAAATAGTAGATTAATGTTACCTTGTGATTTTTTAACTTTAGATAAACGTAAAATGATTTTAGCATGCGGTGATGGTTATGGTCATGGTTATCAAAAAAAGATTGATTTAATTAAATATAATAACGAAGGTTTTAATATATATTGTTGTTCACCTGATTATAATGTAAATGGATTACGTCTTAATATAGAATATTTAAAAAGCAAATTTGATTTAAATATTATACTATGTTTATTTGATATATATGATACAACTCATCTTAATAAATTAGTTGAATTATTTCATAATAGTATTAATTATATCACTACTGATGATTTTGCATATAATATTCCAATGATATATAGTTATCAATTACTCTCCAAAGAAGGATTAATTGATCAAATTGATATAAGAAACAAAACATATTTAAATCTTGGATATACTAAAGAATTAATGAATGGACTATTTGAACATAAAAATGATAGATTATATAAAAAAATGAAAACAAGAGATGAATTAAATATAGAAAATAAAAGGAGACGTAGATTATATAAAAAAAAACAATTATTATTAGAATCTAAAAAGTCTTCTAATACTCTTAAATCTTCTTGTCCTTTCTATAGAACTAATAATATTTTTTCTAAAAATACAATAAATAAAGAATTAAAAATGTCTAGTGAAAATTGTAATACTAATGATATATCTTCTAAATCTTCTAAACCACATCGAAATATTAGTTTTCCAAAAAAGAATAGTTCTAGTTCTTATAGTTTTAATGATAATTTTTTTTAATAAAAAACATATTAACATTACTAAAAGAGAATTAAATTTATCTGATAAATGTATAATAGATTTTAGAAAAATAATGTATTAATATTATCTAAAATTTTTTTGGATTTAAAATGTGGCGATTATTATCTTAGACCATGAAAAAATATTAATTAGATATACAAATAATTATTTATAAACCTTTTTATAAATAAAATGCGACGACTATATATATTTATTGATAATAATTAAATAAAAGTTATTCATAAATTATACTGAATAAATAAAAATATATTTATAATTTGCTTTATTATTAATTTCTTAATTTAGTAGTATTTGATTTAGTCTATATTTTTATAAATAAAAAAATACTTTTATCTTATATTATAATATATGCTATATAATTTATCAAAATTAATTATTAAATTAATTATTATGAAAAGAAATTATAAAAAAAAATTTATAATTCAAAATTTAGATGATAGATTATTTGAAATTAAATATAAATTACCTAATGTAGTTTTACCTAAAGAATTAAAAAATATTAGTACTAAAAAAAAAATAAAATATATTAACGAACAATATTTAAAAAAACATCATAATTTAAATGATTATGAAAATATGAAATGTAATAAATGTTCATTACCAGATGGTATGTATGTATTTAAATCAATATATGATAAATTTTTTTTAGATAAATTATTTATAGAATTAGAGAAAACATTTTATGAAAATAGAAAGGATAAATCATTTACATATCAAGAAGATAATAAAAGAGTATTTTTATTTGATAATTTAAATTTAATTGATATAATATATTATAGTTATAATTTAAATAAAGTATTGAGTAAATATTTTATAGACATTATAACAGATATAATGTCTAACCTACATGTTCCAGATGATATGATTGATGATGTTTTAAAAAAATCAAAATTATCAGTTGGTAGATATTCTAATAATAAAGGAATATCAACACATATTGATAATATCCGTAGATGTGACGGTATTGTTATAACAATACCAATAGGTCCTGATAATACTTATTATGATTTAATACCATTAAATAACAAAAAAAAATCTATTAGATTAAATATTAAAGAAGGGGAAATTACAATAATGGATGGGCTATCTCGATTTATATATGCTCATTCTATACCAAATAACATAGATTATACACCTAAAAAAATTAGATATTCATTAATTTTTTTAATTTCTAAATTTAACTCTATTGATTGTAAATATGATAAAAAATATTATGATGAATATATTTGTAGACAAAATGATTATTCAAAATATATAGAAAATGTAAAATCAATAAAAAAAACGTAAGAATTTATACATTTTAAATTTAAGAAATAATTAAGAAATATTTAAGAAAAATTTTAATATATTATTATATATTAAAATGAGTAATATTTTTAAAAATGAAAATACTAAAATTATACTTGGAATATTATGGGGATTTGGATTAGCATGTATATTTAGATCTGCATGTAATGGTCGAAAATGTATTATATATAAAGCACCAAAACCATCAGATATCATTAATAATGTATATAATTATGATGAAAAATGTTATAAATATAATACTATAGTAACAGAATGTACAAATGATTCTATTTAATAATTAAATAAAAATTGCGTAAAATAATATAGAATTTTATAATATAAATTTATATAAATGGATGAGAAAAGTACACCTATCGATAGTCTTAATAATAGATCAGATGATTCAGAAGTTGTAAATGAAATTTTATCAAAATACAATAATTTACAAGATGGTCAAACAACTATTTATCCGCCAAATAATATTCAAAATATGGAAAATCAATTTGAAAATAGAAATTTAAATAAAGAAATTTATGATATAAATAGTAATAATGATGCTTATCAAGAACATTATCAAAAAGAAATTGAAAGAACAAAAGTAAATAATCAACAATATACTCAACAAAATACTCAAGAAGATTATGGAGATGATGAAGAATATGAGGAATATGAGGAATATGAAGTTATTGAGCTACCTTTATGGAAAAAAATTTTAAATGAAATTAGAATTCCTTTTTTTATTTTTATTTTTATATTAATATTTTATAATTGCACATTTGATAAATTTTTATTAAGTAAAATTCCTGTATTAGGAAATCAATTTAATGAATGTAATACATATGGATTTTTATTAAAAACATTTTTAATATCAATAATAAGTTATATTTTTATTAGATTTATTAGATTTTAAATGAAAATATATAATATTGAGAATAGTGTATATTTGTATAAAATAATATATATATTAAATTTTATAATTTATAAAATTTAATATATATATTATTTATAGGTATGAAGAAAAATAATACTAATAAATTAGATTATTTTAATTTAGAATTAAATAATTTTCATATAAGAATATTATTAATAATAATAATAATACTTATTATTTTTTTATTATTTAGACAAATATTTAATATAATAATAGAAAAAATAATATTATTTGTTATATTATTTATATTATTTTTGGTTATAACACGTAATTTAGTAATTACTTTTATTGGAGCTTCTATAATATTTTTATTAGTAAATTTAATTATGTCATATAGAAATACAATAGAAAAATTTGAAAATGATATAGCTAATAATGAACCAGAATTTAATAAAAATATATTTAGTGATGATGCTTTTAAAAAATCATCTGAAGGTATTCAAGAATTATTAAAAAAAATGAATGGTGGGATTGAATTAAATGAAGATGATACTAAAGAAACAGATATTTTAAATATAGATACTAAAAAATATAGTGATGATAAGAGACCAAATGCATTAAAAGATGCCCAAAAAGAAACATATGAATTAATGAATACTGTAAATGCATTAAAAGATACTATTTCAACATTAGCACCTGTATTACAAGAAGGTAAAAAAATAATGTCAATGTTTGAAAATTTAAAAATATAATTCATTCGTATTATTAATCATTATGTAATCTAAATTAAAATCTTCTTTCAATAAATTATTTACTTTTTGTAATATTTCTTCATTATAATATGTTTTATAATCTTTATGAGTTTTATTATTTTTTTTAAAAGGTTTATGTATATTTTTAAATCCTATTTTATTTAATATAATATTTAAATCATTTTCTAAAGATTCAAATTTACCAATATAATTTATATTTATTTTTCCATTTAAATCTATTAAGTGTCTAGACTGAGTCATAAAAACATGCCAATAATCAAATGAATTTGCTTTAAAATTTAAATTTAAATAATTATTAAATGGAATATTATATTTATTTACATAATTCCATCCAGATATTATTCTATCATAAGGGTTTCTAATAAATGTAAAAATAAAATATGATTCCCATTTATCTTTATCCATATTCATAATTTTATTTATATGAGACGATGTTTTATAATATATTAATGTACCATGTATTTTATTTTCGTGATTTCCGACAGATTTATCTATACCTAAACAAAAGTTTTTATGATCTGGTCTTCTGAGATAATAATTTTTAAATCCATAATATTTATTTAAAATTTCTGATATATATGAACCTCCATTTTTAGGAATATGAATAAAAATTGCTTTTTTATTATGATTAATGCTACACATATATAAATATTATAATATTTATAATATTTAAAACCGTGATATATTTAAAAAGATTATGAAGATATTGCATAATTTAGTTATCAATGTTTTATTAAAATAAATTAAAATTATATATTTTGAGTTTTATATAAATTATATATCAATAAAACATTGATAAATGATTTATACGACAGTTTTATTTTATAAAAATAATATTTTTTCATCGTGGAGTTATAAAATATGTTTCTAAATCTCTTTTTGAAGCAACTATTATATTTTTTACTTTATTTGTAACATCATTAAGCCAATAATGATCTTCAATATATTCTTCTATTTTTGATTCTAACTCTATATCAAGTATATTTAAATATCTTCTAGTCTTATTAAGGTATCTATATAATTCTTCTTTTTTATCTATTAATTCATTGGGATTTTCATTTTTTTCTATAATTATATCAAAGATTGCGTTTCTAAATAAAACCTTAAAGTTTTCTTTATCATTTTCAGCTAAATTATCATATGCATTTTTAATAGTAACATATTTTGTATTATAAGTTGAACCATTTATAAAAGACATTTGAAGTATTCTATGTGCATCTTCTAGAGAATGATGATCTCCTCCTACAAATTTTTTTAATTTTAAATATTTTTTTTTATATTTTAAATATTTGTCTGACATATATTATAAGTTAATATAAAAATTTTTGAAAAAAATAAAAAATTAATTAATTAATTAAATTATTCCAAAGAACTAATATAAAATGCCAAATCTAAACATTGTTCTGCACTCAAACGAGGATCACAACTACTTTCATAATTAATTTTCATATTATCAATAAATTCATCATCAGTATTTTTATAAATACATTCTGTAACATCTCTACCTGTCATTTCTAAATGAACTCCACCAGGATATAAATTATTTTTTTTTAAAATATTATGAAAAGATGTATATTCTTCTTTAATATCTTCTAAATATCTTGTTTTTATACCATTATCTAATTTTATCGTATTTCCATGCATTGGATCACTGATCCATAAAACATTTAATCCTCTATTTTTAATCATATATACTAAATTAGGAAGACTTTTTTCAATATTTTTTCCCATTCTTATAATTAATACTATTTTACCAATTTCATTATCAGGATTTAATTTTCGAATTAAATTTTCTAGATCAATTGGATTACATTTTTCTGATATTTTAATTCCAATTGGATTTTGAATACCTGATGCAAACTCAACATGTGATCCATCAATTTGTCTAGTTCTCTCACCAATCCATAACATATGTGCCGAACAAGCATAATAATTTTTAGTAATACTATCCTTTCTTGTTAAAGACTGTTCATATGGTAATAATAGAGATTCATGTGCAGTATAAAATCTAGCTCTCTTGCTTTCTTCAATTTTTTCTAATCCAAGTGCTTTGATAAATGATAATGCTTTATTAATATTATTACTTAATAATTCATATTTATTACCATTTAAAGTATTTTTAACAAAATTTAAATTCCAATCATTTATTCTATCAATATTTGCATAACCACCCTCTGATAATGCTCTTATTAAATTCATAGTTTGTGCAGATTGACTATATGCTTTTAACATCAATTTAGGGTCAGGTGTCCTAGATTTTTCATTAAAATCTTCACTATTAACAATATCACCTCTATAAGAATATAATGTTACATTATTAATTGTTTCATATATATCACTTCTTGGTTTTGCAAATTGACCCGCCATTCTTCCAATTTTAATAACTGGTTTAGACATACTATACATAAATATCATTGTCATTTGCAATAATATTCTATATGAATTCATAATATTTTCTGTTTTAAATTCACGAAATGTTTCTGCACAGTCACCTCCCATTAATAAAAATGATTCTCCATTAGATGCTTTTATTATATCTTTTTTTAAAGTCTCTACTTCACCAGCAAATATTAATGGTGAATATTTATTTATTTCATCTAAAACATTGTTAAGATCATTATTATCTTTATAAAAAATATCTTGAGATGTTGGATAAGATTTCCAACTATCTATTTTCCAATTTATTGGAGTTTTAAAAGAATAAACAATCGGTAATAAAAATATAAATTTATACATAATAATAATTATTAATTAAATTTTAAATACTATTAATAAATTATATTATTAATAATATATTAAATTCTACTAAATTAAGAAATTAACAATAAAGTAAAATATATATTACTAATTTAGTAGAATTGATAATATATTATAATTTTATAAAAATAGGCTTAGTGATTCTAGTCAAAAAATTATAAATTATAATTTAATTTATTAAGGTGTTTCATAATTAAGTATCAATGATTTTATCAATAAAATAAAAATTAGTATTATAAATTATACAATTAAAATTAAGAAATTATTTTTATAGTTATATTATTTTATTATAAATATAAAATCATTTTTCAATTATATCAATAAAAATAACTTTTATAAAAAATATTTTTACAATAAAATAAATTAGAAATATATAAAAAAATGATTTTGACCATTTCAAAAAAATAATTATTAAAAATAATTGTACAATTTAAAAATAAATATATTTTTTATTGTATATTTTATTGATAACCAATTATGAAACAGCTTATATATTAATATTTTTTCTGATTACAGTATTAATAAATATGTTATTATTATTATATGAATAATTATTTTATAAATAATATTAATAATATTAATAATATTAATAATATAAATAAAATAAATAAAATATTGAATTATATTTCAAACAATTTTTTTAATGGAAATATAAAAAAATTAACAAAATATTATTTAAAAAATTTTGCAATAAATAAATTTTTTTTTATAGTTAAAGATTCTCATAAAAATATTAATATTATTAATAATAAAAAATTATCATGGAATAATTTAAAATATAATCAGATTACAAAAGTAAAATATTCTTATGAATATTTATTATTATTAGAATTATTATATGATATTGATATAAGTAAAAAAATATGTGAAATAAGTACTAAACCAATTGCATTTGAGATATTAAATAAAATAGATTTATATTTATCAAAAAATAATTATGATTTGTATAAAGAAGATGATTGGAAATATGAAATAAATTTACTAAAAAAAAAATATATAAATACTAATATTATTTATAACGAAAATTTTAAAATTACAAAAAAATATGATATTATGATTATTAATTTTTCCATTAAATTAATAGATAATTTTGTAAAACAACTTGACTTTATAAAAAATATAAAAATAGGAGGTAATTGTTATTTTTTTATAAATCAATTATATACCACTGATAATTGCAATATATATATATCATTAAATAAATTATTTAAAGATGTTATTATTTATGATTATTTAAATAGAGATAAAGCACGTAATGATAATATATGGTTAATATGTAAAAATAAACTATCAAAAGAAAAAAAAATAAATACTTATGAATTAATAAAAAAAATAAAAAGTTTTAATGACATATATTTAGATGAACAATTACAACATTATAATAATTTTTTGATATATATTCAAAACATAAATGATGATAGAACAAATAAAATTAAAATAAAATTAGATTTATTATATAAACAAATAAATTATGCAAAAAATATATGTGAAAAATATGATTTAAAAATTAAATCATCATGGTTATCGTTTATATATGGAGATTTTAAATTATATTTAATGAATTATAATATTAATTATAGATCAATAGAAGTGGATAATTATTTACTAATATTTAGAATTCTTCCTAATAATTATTCTAAATTAAAATATGGTTCGAGACAAATAATGCCGTTAAATTGTCATGATGGTCAAAGAAAATTATTATTTTCTGAAATAGAATTTTATTCATTAATACAAAAAAAATATAAATTAAATGAAATATTAGTAGTATATGTAGGTGCGGCAGATGGAACACATCAATCTATAATCTTTGATTTATTTCCAGAACTTGATTTTTATTTATGTGACGCAAATAATTTTAATATTAAGCATCCATTAATATATAATAAAAAAAGACTAAAAATTAATAATAATTATTATACAGATGAAACATATAAAGATGTTTTAAAATTTAATAAAAATAAAAAAATAGTATTTATAAGTGATATTAGATTAAGCGTATTAGAAGAAGATATTTTTGATGATATGGTTAAACAACAAAAATGGTTAATTCAATTAAATTCTATAGCATATTTATTAAAATTTAGATTACCATATAAAACTTATAATTTTAATTATAAAAAGTATAATGATGGATTTTATTATTTAAAAGGTGATATATATTTACAAATATATCCTCCAATTGAATCAAGTGAAACTAGATTAATATATATAAGAGATCTTAATGAAAAATTTGAATATATAAAATATGATATAGATGATTATGATGAAAAAATGTATTATTTTAATATAGAAGGAAGAAAATTAAAATATGAATATAAAGATAGTAAATTATTAAAATATCATTTATTAGGATATGATGATAGTTATGAATCTGTATCTGAATATGAAATAATAGATAATTACTTTGATTATAATTCAACATTTGATAATATATTAGAAACATTATATTTAATTAATGATGAATATAATAAAATATGTAAAAAAGATTTAATAAGTTGTATTTTTAATACAATGATTAAAGATAAAAAATTTTCTTTTGTAAAAGAGAAAAAAGAAAAAAAAGTTGATAATTTAATAAATTATTTAAAAAATTATTATATCGAATTATTATTTTCAATAAAAAATCAATGTAAATATTTAAAAGAAGGTAAAATTTTAGAAAAAGATTATTATGAAGAACAAATAAAAAGTGCAAAATATATTTTAAATACTATAAATAATCAAATTTTAATAATAATTGATGAAAAACAAATTAAAGATATAAAATATTATTTAATAAAAGATTTAATAGACAAGAGTTCAAGAATATTTGAAGATTATATGATTAATTATAATAATAATTTTAATATAAATAATGAAGTAAATAATTCATATTTAGAATTATATAAAAAAATGTATAAAAAATTGATTTATTAAAAAAATAAAATAATTTGATTTTTTTATTATAATATTTAAAGTATTTAAAAAGATTATATTATGTCTAAATTTCAATCTAGATTAGATGATTTTTTTTTAAAATCAAAAACAAATGATTATGAAATAAAAAAATATTTTTATTTAATATGGGAAAATAAATTTAGACCATCATTACAAGCATATTGGACAGATAAACTTCCTACAAAAATAAATTTTTTAGAAAAAATAAATTGTAATAGTTTTAAAAAAGGTTATTATTTTTATTTATGTGGATATTTTTCAGATATTGATGATAAAGAATATATTTTATCGAAAGAAAAAATATATAAAAATATTCCATATTTAAAATCACATTTACAAAAATCAATTCGTAAAGGAGATGATATATTAGCAATTTCAACTGCATATCATTTATTGAAATTAGATAAAAATGAATTATTAAGAAGATTACCTATTATTATGTTAGAAGATACATTTTTACATGAATCTTTTACAACAATAATTTGGTTAATGGTTGCAAGTTCAAATAAAAAATTTAAATTTAAACAATATATATATGAGTGGTTAATTGGAATTATTTATGTATTATGTAAAATTGATAAAAAAGATAATTTAGATAATTCTAAAGATTTGGATATAAATAAAAGTATTTCTGAAAAACTTGATAGTTATAAAAATTTAGAGACAATTAATTTTTCAATCTTATATTCAATATATTTAAGGATTTCATATGGAGGAACAGAAAATGATTTAAAAATGTTAAAATTATTTGCTGAATTATGGGAAAGTAGATTTATTAATAAAATTATATTAATTAATACAATTAATATTAGACCTATAAAATTATTTATAAAAGATTTAGATATAGAAAATTGGGATTTATCAGCAATAGATTATCATTCTAATTCAAATTTTTTAGATTATATTTCTAAAAAATTTATTGATATTGATAAAAATGAATTAAAAAAAATGATATGGATAAATTCATCAAATATAAATATTAGAGAAAAAAAAGATATTTATAATCCTATATTATGGAATGAAATTAAAGATTATGTAACTAAAACACAAAAATATATATTAAATTCATCATATTAAAATTTCATTTATTAATTTAACAATTTATATATGTTTTATAGACTTTTTCTATAGAAGATAAAAATAGCCATTTTCTAGATAAAATATAAAAGTGATAGTCATTTATACATAAAAATATAAAATGTTATTATATATTTAAATCTTAGAGAGTTAACATGGATAAGCAATCTAAGTTTACTTTACGTAATTGCACACTATGTTCTAAGAGAGTTTTAACTTTTTTTGGTGAACTCCCTTCGGGATATACGGTTCACAATTGTTGTTATAGCGGTACACTTTTTTTTCATAATATAAAAGAAGGTAGGATAGGGCACACACGAGCCCTCATATATAGACAAGGGGTTTTTAATCAACGTCTTAGGCAAGTAATATGCGAAGACTGTGATAAGCTAGACTCTAGACTCTAGAATGAGTTTTTATAATGAATAATACTATTCAGGATTATAAAATTATATAGGAGATATTGTATGTTTTTATTAATAAATAATTTTAATTTATATTTTATCTTTAATTAAAATTATTAAGTTACTGTATTAGATTATAAGCTTTAAATAAATCTATATTAAAATTTCATTAATACCATCAATAATATTATCAATGGAATCATTATATCCAATTGTTACTCTAAAAAATGTATAATTTTCATTATACCATGTATCAGTTCTTGAAGTTTTTGTTCCAAATGATGTTTTATTTTCAATAAATTTATTATTTTCTAATATTTTTTTTAATTTATCATATTCTATATCTAATATAATTATAAATACTGGTGGATAAAGTATATTATCATTAAATTTATTAAAAAATAATTTAGCTAAATTATAAGAAGAATGTGTATTAATATATGGATGATTAATCATTTTAGAATATATATTTTTTTGTAAATAATCAATGATCTCAATTGTTTTATTAGAACTTTCAACTATTCTATTTAATTGTGTATCAATATTATTATTTATAATTTTAATATTTTCAGGACTAATATGAATTCCATTTATTTGAAATTCTTTCTCTACATTTTCAAATAATTTTTTATCTTTAAAAATACATGCACCTGCAATAGCCTTACCTGCACTATAATATTTTGTTAGAGAAATTGCTATAATATCTACATCATAATTAAATGGATTAAAAATAGTACTAGATAACCATGAGTTATCAACAATTATAATTAAATTATTCGATATTTTTCTTAATTCTGGGATTATTCTAAAATCAAATATATATCCATTTGGATTTGAACAACTTTCAAAATATAAAATATTATAGGAATCTTTTAAATTAATTAATATTTCTATCAATGATTCTAAATTATTAATATTAAATTCAAATTTATTATTTTTTATATAATTTAAATAATTTATTGATTCAAAATATAATTCATTACTATAAATTATATTATAATTTATATCTGAATTGACAAATAAATTAATAGAAGTACTTATAGAATGCATTCCTGAACTAGTTATTAAAACATTGTCACAATTATATAGATTAGATAATGTTTTTTTTAATTTTTTTAATTCTGTATAATTATTTCTATTATAAGTATTTGTTTTAGTATCTATAACTAAATACTCATCCATATATGAATTATATATATAAATTTTATATATAAATTATATAAAAAATGACAGTTATTTATATTATAGATTTATTATGTATATGTATATAAAAAGTCTTAAGAAATATGTCATCAAGATTAACTCATAGAGAATGTTCATTATGCAAAGAAAACTGTTTGACTTTTTATGGAGATATTCCTGAAGAATACTGGATTACAAAAAATAGAGACCGTGCCACAACACAGTTTTATTTTTTCACATCTGATGGAGTTCCTGCATCATCTCGTCTCGGAGTATTTAGCATGATTCACAGATGTATAATCTGTGAATATTGTGATTCCATTTCAAAAAAAAACGACGAACTAAAAATTCTTCGTCCATTGGAGTCTTCTTGTTTAACTTTACATGAGTTACTGGAAAAGTACAAATAAGAATATTTCTGATAATGATAAGATTTAGATGAAAATCTAGATACTTTTATAATTTTATTATATTTTACTCTTTCTAAATTTATCTAGTTCATATTCAGATCTACTTAAAAAAAATTTATTACACCATTTTTATTATCAAATTTTTAGGTAAATGTTTTTATTAACTTTTATAAATAATAAAGATTTAGAATTAATATTGGATATTGAAAATTATCCGAAGATATGTATGAAAAATTTATAAAACGTTTACTAAAACCTAATGGTACATTTAATAATAGTCCAACTAAAAAAGATAATTTATCATATTTATCATTATTTAAAAAATAAAAAAATAACTTTTCAAAAATACACCCAAATTTAAGATTTTATAATGAATATGTTACATAATTCATTTATCAATGTTTTATTCATAAATATTTTTTGTTATTTAATAAATTATCTATCAAAAAATTCTAAATTTGAGTATGTTTATTTATATTTTAACAATAAGTTAAAATATAAATATTAAATATTCATAATTATTAAAAAATAAATATATTTTTATTATATAATTTATTAATAACTAATTATAAAACATCTTAAATCTATAATTTTCCTAAACTTCCTCCAGGATGATATAATTTAAATTCAGATTTAGTAATATTTTTTTCAATATTTATTGCAATTCCATCAAGAAGTGACATAAAAATTAAACTTGATGTACTTGGTGTCATATTTATTAAGTCGGCTTCTTTAATATTATTTAAAATATATGTAAAAGAACTTAATTCTTCCATTTTACTATTTTTATTTGCAGTTATACTAATTGTAGTAATTTTTTTATTAAGATTTTTTAGATAATTTAATATATATATTACTTCATCTGTATTTCCATTATTTGAAATTAAAATTAAAACATCATTATCTTTAAAAATTCCAAAATCTCCATGAGGTAAATTTGGTAAATCTATATAAGAACATTTTATTGAAAGACTTTGCCATGTTGATACAGATTTTTTACATACATATCCAGATTTACCCATACCTGATAAATATATCATTGAAGGATCTATATTTTTTAATAAATTTGAGATTTGGTTAATTATATTTTTCATATTAATAAAATTATTTTTTAATTCATTTATATTATTATTTAGAATATTTTCTATAAATAAATTATCGTTTTTTGAAATATCTAATTTAGATTCTAATTTTTTAAGATTTATGTTTAAATCATTAATATCATAATTTTCTAATAAAATAATATTTTTATATTTTTTTACTATATAATCTTTATAATAATATTTATCATTATCTATAAATACTGGTAATATATCAGACACTTTATATAATGCTTCCATTCCAGGTAAACTATCTTCAAAACCTATTATTTTTAAATCTTTATAGTCATTAACTATTTTTAAATAACACTCTGAATTTGGTTTTTTATTATTAAACATTTCTTTTGTATATACTTTATCAAAAATATTTAAAATAGAGAATTTTTCATAAAATATTTTTATATTATTAATTGATGTATTTGTAACAATAATACATTTTTTATTATTATCTTTTAAAAAATTTAAAAAATTTTCAATTCCATTTATTAAATTAATATTTTCTTTTTTTATTATATTTTTGTATATTTCTTGTTTATTATTATATAATTCATCATATGATTCAAACTTAATATTATATACTATATTTAAATAATATTTTGAATAATTTTTTTCAAGTGAATGAAAATTTTTTTGATAATCTATTAAATCTAATATAATATCTTTATTTAAATAATTTGATAAAGCTCTACTCCATGCATTACAATGGTTTTCTTCGGTATCCATTATTGTTCCATCAAAATCAAATACAAATAAATCATAATCTAATATATTCATTATATTTTTTATATAAAATAAAAAATATAATAAAACGAATAAATTATTAAATAAAAAAGATGATAGACCTGGTCTCGTTGGTCAAATTTTAAGAAATGATTATTATTTTATGGATATTTTTAACAATAAAATAATATTTTCTTAAAATTTGATATACATAACCAGGTCTATTATAAGAGGAAGTTTGAAAGAAACCTAGGTTTCTTTCGTTTCTTTCTTTAAGTGATATCTACAAACTGCTTCATATATATCATCACTTCCAACTAATGTTTTTTCAATATTAGATGTTATTCTTTTAGAAAAATGTGCAAGAGTACCATCGCCACATTTTTTACATAATGCATTTAATTTTGTTACTTCTTCTGCATGTGGAATTAATTTTAAAATATCACCAAATGGTTCTCTCATAAAATCTCCAGTTAAACCTGCTGCAATAACTATTTTATTATGATCATCGCACCATTTAGTTATATTATCAAAAGCATCATTAAAAAATTGCAATTCTTCAATAATTATTACATCTGAATTCATTAATTCTTCATAACTAATGTCTGATAAATTATTTAATACAATGCATTCATTAAATTTTTCATTATTATGAGTTGTTAAAAAAATTGATCCATAACGATTATTATAAATATGATTTATTACAGTTATTTTTTTATTTAAACATTTATATCTATTAATAATACGTATTAATTCTGTACTTTTACCAGCATACATTGGTCCAATAATTAAATGTAAATAACCTTTTTGCATTATATTCTCCATTATATAATATAAATAATTCTTTAAATTTATTATTTAATATAAATCAATTATTTTTAATTTATTGATAAAAAATTGTTAGATAATCAATAATTATTAATAAAAAAATAATATATATAAAATAAATATTTGTATATGGTGGAATATTTATTTTATTATTTTTTATGTTTTCTGTTATTTTTGTATATTCATAAGATGTATTAAAAATAATTTCTATATTAGGTTCAAGTTTTTTAACTGAATATATTTTTTTTTTTAATAAATTAGAAAATAGTTTTTCTTTTTCGGGTTTTTCTTGATAAGTAATTATTTTTGAATTAACTGATAATAGTAAATTATTTATTTTTTTTTCAATTTCTATAAAGTGTTTATTATATGATTCAAAAAAATAATTAGACTCATCGTCATCATTATATTTTTTTATTTCTTTTAAAAAATTATAATTTTTTTTTATAAAATATTCATTAATTTTATTTAATAATTTTATATGTTCTTCTTTTTTTTCTTCGTTAATATTTAATATAATTTTTTTTATATCATCTTTAATAATGAAATATAATATTTTATTTTGATAACTATTATATTCTATATTTTCAAAAATTTTATTTATTGCTTTATTATATTTTAATATATCAAAAAATAATTTATCTAATTTTAGTAAATCTTCTTTTTTTTTATTATTTAACGATTTTTCTAAATTAATAGATTCTAATATTTTTTTTATTTGATCTATATATAGATCATTATTTTTTATTTCTTTCTGTAATAATTCTATTTCTATTGCTTTTTCAGATTGTTCTTCTTCTAAATCTTTTTTTTCTATTTTAAGTTCTTTTTCTTTATCTATTTTAATATCAATTATTGATTTAAAATAAATTAAACTTTTATTAATATATTCATCCGATACTTTTTTAAAAAAAAATTCTAATTCTTGATATTTTTTATTTATAAATTCATTTTCTTCATCATCTAATTTTTTTTTTTTTTCTCTCGTCTCTGTAGCACCTTTTTTCTCTACATTGATATTTGCTTTTCCATTTCTTATAGATTGTTTTTTTGTATTTATTTCATCCTTTATCGATGAAATTTTTTCTTCAATAGTTGTTTTAAACATATCTTTTTCTATTTCTAATTCATCATATATTTGAGTTTTTTTTGTTTCAAATTCTGATATAGATTTATAATTATGTTTTTCTAATATTCTTTTTTTTAATGCATCTATCTTATTATTAATTGGCTTAATTTGTAAATTTGTAATATTTTTATTTATTTCTGTTTTTTTACTAGAATATTTTTTGATAGTTATTGTAGAATTTATATTAGTTATTTTATTATTATTTTTATCATTTTCATTTGTTATAGTTTTACTTAATTTATCTAGAAATTTAGTATATTCATCATTATTTTTTTTTGTTTTATATATCATGAATAAATTATAAAATTTTGATTTTAATTTATCAATCTCTTTATTAATATTGTCAATATCAATTTCGTTTATTTTAATAAAATCATCAATATTTTTTTTTATTATATCAAATGGTTTATCATAATTATTATAGTATATTTCTGATATTTTAATTAAATATTTATACTCGATTAATTCTGTATAATGTATAGATATATAAAATAATTTAACTATATCCATTATAATATCTTTAATATTTTCTGAATCTTTTTTGATAATTTTATCTATATTAATTATTATATCTTTATCTTTATATTTTATTATATTAATCAAAAATCTATTAACTGTTTTTTTAGTTGTGATTAAAGTTTTAATATTTGTATCTATATATTCGATATTATTTTTATTAAAATTTTCAATGAGATCTTTAATTATATCTTTTTCATTATTGATATTTTCTATTAAATCTTTATTTATATTTGTATTTTCATTTTTTTTTATATTTCTTTTTGATATATATATATTGTATAGGTTAATAATTTCTTCTATTGTATAAGTTGTTTTAATAAGAATAACTTCTTTTTTGTCTATTTTTAATATATTTATATTTATTTCATTTATTTTTGATAAAAATTCGTTCATAATTCGATTAATTATTATTTGATAATTATTTGAATATATATCATAAAATTGTTTGTTACTATTATATTTAAACAATTCAATTAAATCATTCATACTTTTATTATTTATATTTAGTTCTGTATCTGTATTTGATTCTGTTTTTTTTATATCTATTTCTTTTATATTTGTTATATTGATAAAGTCTATTAGTTTTATTTTTTCAATAATATTATTAAGATTATCTACTAAATTTTCTAATTCTTTTTTATCAGTACTAATCATATTATCTAATTCATTATAATCATGTATCAGTTTTTTTATTTTACTAATATCAGTATTTAACAATTCTATTAAACGGTTAGTATCAGTACTTGTTCCAGTACTTGTTCCAGTACTTGTTCCAGTACTTGTTCCAGTACTTGTTCCAGTACTTGTTCCAGTACTTGTTCCAGTACTTGTATAATAATAAGAATCTCTTTTTCCTTCAATTATTTCTAATAATTTATCTATTTTTTCCTTATTATTAGAAAATTTATTAGTATGAGAAGATGTATCGAATAATTTACTTTCATCAGTATTAAGTATTTCTGTACTAGTATATTTTTTATATCTAACTAAAATATCTTGAATTAAAGTATCAATTTTTGAATCTAACTTTTTTTTTTCACGACTATTATCTTTATTACTTACTGTATTAATTATATTTTTAAAATTTATATTTTTATTTATATGATTTTTACTTATTTTATTAATTATATTATAAAATTCTGTTAATTTTTCAATAGGATTATTAAATTTATCAATAATTTTATTTATTTTACTAATATAGTCATTTTTTTTTTTAAAAAATTCCTTAATTATATTATTATTAAAATCTTCAATAATACTTTTAAAAATATCATATAAATCATTTAGATTATTAATTATTTTATTAATAATAATTATTTCATTTTTATTACTTTTATCACTTGATAGAGTTTCTATATTAGAAATAAAGCTAATTATATCTGATTTTAATGTACCATTTATTACATCTTCAATAATATATTTTTTAATACTTTCACTTCCATTTTTTTCTTCCATTTTTTTATTTGTATTATTTGTTTCACTACTTTTTATTAATTTACTTTCTTTATTCAAATTATTTACCTCTATTTTTTTATATAAATATATATTTATTTTTTTAATAATAGGGTTACTATAACTAAAAAAATATTTATATAATTTATAATTTAAATTATTCTCAGAATTTATTCTATTAAAATATATTTTTTTATAGTATTGTATATAAATATATGAATAAATTAAATATATTATTGGTATTGCATAAATATATATAACTCTATATTTATGAATTTCTTGTTTTTTTGTATTTTTTATATTTTTAAGTAAGTTTAATTTAATTATATCATTTGTTATATTGCTTGTTGTACTTGCACCTGTACCCGGAACTGCACCCGGAACTGTACCTGGAACTGTACCTGGAACTGTACTTGAATCTTTTTTTTTTAAATATTTATCAGAAAATGATTTAATTTCTGTTTTAAATTTTTTATAATAATCCCCATAGAAGTCTTTACTCAATAATAAATATTTTTGTTTAATAAGTGATTTATTATTTTCATTTTTTTTCTTAGTTAACGAATTATATATTTTAGTTCCTATATTAGATGTTTTACTACTAATATTATTAAAAGTTTTTTTTGTAGATTTTACAAAACTTGTTTCTGCAAGTTTTTTAGTTTTTCTATTAAGTGTTAATTTTGTTTGTCCTAATATACCTTTATTATCTATTCTAATATCTTCATATGTTCTTTTTGCTATATTAGCTGTATTTTCTAGTCCCCTTTTTAACAACAATGTTGGTGAAATTCCTTTACTCCAAGTAGTAGAATCTTCTAATTCTCTTTTTGTTTTTTTTTCTAAATTTTCTTGTATTCTATTTTTTATTCTTTTTTGGTATTCTACATTTTTTATTATTTTTTTTCCTTCTATTTCGTCAGATAATTTTTTAGATTCTTTAGTATATTCATTATCAATTT